GGGGGTTTTTTCGTTTCCCTCTAATGGGGGATGATACCCCCAAAAACCGGCGGTGGTGAAAAAAAAATAAGCACCCTCTATAACAATTGGCCGTTTTCTTTTATGTTTGAAATAATTATGTTGTATCTAGATATTTAGTTCCAATGAATATAATGTCTCAAATCTTTTTCATACTTATGTACTAAATTTAAATTGCTATCTATTCCATAGATTATATATTTCATTGGTGTGTTGTCGCTATTACATAGTATATTAATACTATCATTATTAAAAATATGAGATCCACACATTTGAGAATAAATAATTTTTCTATGTAAACTAATTAAATCTAGCTTCACCAAACTAATTGCATCTATTTTTTTTATAAAAACTTCTTTATCAAATTCATTAATTTTGATTGGTATTATTTTTCTAAAACCATTGTTCCACTCTATTTCAGAATCATAACTCACTGGTGGCTCTACTCCATGAATAGCACTTTGCTGTATTCTACGATTTTTAAAATCAAATCCCCCATATTTTTCATAGTCCTGTATGGTTCTTTGATTCCCCAATCCATATATACCAAGATCTATACCATAGTCTTCTTCGCCTAGCAATTGTCGTATTCTTTTTTTACTTTCAATATCTCTTTCATTCCATGTTTTTTCTATTATTCCTTGTTCTTTATGAGCACTGTTATGATCGCCCCAATGCTTAATACTATTATTTCGTCCATAATAATGCCACACCAAATTAATATTAGGATGATATAAATCATAACCCATAGTAAAAGAACGCGCACTTAAAGCTATCTCATCTCCTGCAAAATATAAGTTTGGATCATAGATATATTCTTTACAATGTAAACCAGTAGTAAAAAAATAATGACCGCTAACAAATCGTGCTCTAATTGGTCTCTTAAGTTCTTCATCATTTGTTATTTGCATAGGATTAAACCATATAGTACCACTACTTTTAAAGTCTATTGGTAATATTTTGCATGGTTGATAGTTTAGAATCTCGTTTGTATTAGCATCATACGAAGCAGCATATGATGTTAGTAGTGGTTTTTGAGATATTGGTAATAGAGAACTATACATCTTAATTAATTCTTCATCCCAATTTTGAGCAAATCTATGATGACTATCTAACTGAAGAGTAAAATCTTCATTCTCATATAAACTTTGAGTTAAGCTTCTGGCCCATCCTAGACCTTTACTATTTTGCCAATCACAATCAATAATTCTAACATTTGATTGGTGAGCAAATTCGTCTATAGATTCTGTTTCATCTTTTTGCCACACTATTCCAAAAGTTAGTTGATGATTTTTGCTACTTTTATCAACTATATCTCTTAGTGTGGGTAATAATTCTCTATCTCTATAACTAGCTATTTGTATAAATATGCTACTCATAAAATAAAGTGGCCAAAGCTACCACTAATGATAGCTTTGACCAAAATATTGTTTAGTTATTAGTTGTGGCCTCAGTATTTTTACGTGGGCGACCTCGTTTTTTAGCTATGCCACTCTTTCGTCTTTGTCTGCGTACCATGCTTTGACTAACAATTTGACCAGTTATTTCTGTTAATTTAGCCGCAATATCTTTATCTAGCATTTCTTGATGATCTAGAATAAACTGAATATCTGTTTGGTTCCATTTTTTATATGTTTTGGTCATAATTTCACCATTATCCTTTGCTTAGTGTAAAAAGTAACTATAATATATTGTAAGCCATAATTTAAATAAGGCAAGGTGAAAAATGACTAATTCCAATAATTGTCCAATTTTTATAGATTCTACACTTAAGATAGTTGCTAGTGAGGATCTAAATATTCATCAAGATCTAGAGAATGAACAAGTAAATTTACCAATAGAAGAATTATTACATAATCAAGAACATGCGAAAAAAGAATGACATTTTTAAAAGAAAAAAAATCAAAGAAGAAGATTTTTTAAAAGTTCTAGACACTATTAGCAAAAAATTAATATATAAATTTAAATTTGGATATCATGATATAGAGGATATGAAGCAACAAGCTGCTATTTTTGCTCTAGAAGGTTTAGAAAATTACGATAATAGTCGCCCACTAGAGAATTTCTTGTGGACCCACGTACATAATCGTTTATTTAATTTTAAAAGAGACAAATATTTTCGCCCAGATAATGTTTGTGTTACCTGTCCCTTTTATGATCCTAAAAATCTGAAATCAGATAATCAGTGCGCCAAATTTAAAAATAAAAATGATTGTGATATTTATTCACAATGGCAAACCCGTAATCAAATTAAAAAAAATCTCATGCAACCCGTGCATATTGAAAATGATAACTCTACCTCACACACATCCACAGACTTCACCAATTTATTATCTAACGTAGAAATTTTATCCTTAATAGAAAATAATCTATCAATTCAATATAGAGAAACATACTTAAGACTAAAGGGCGGTGGTAAAGTAAACAAACAAGATTTACTCAAACTAAGAGATCATATATCACATATTCTGCACAATTTTAATATAAATATGGATAATTTATGAGTAGTAAAAAACGTGGCCAACTTAGTTTAGATGAAGAAAAATTTATTAGAGATAATATTAATACTTTATCTATACAGCAAATAGCCGATAAAATTAATCGTAATTTAGCTCCGGTACAAAGATATATTACAGAAAATAGACTTCTAGAAGATAGTGAAGTTTTAAATGATGAAACATATCTTAAGCATAAATTACATAGTAAAACATTTTGGCAAGAAATTAAAAAACAATTTGATAATGATAGTGGAGAATTAGAATATTTTGAAAGCATATGGATTAATCTTATTCGTCAATTTAGAGAAGACGTATTACCAGCGGAGGAACTTCAAATCAAACAATTTATTACTATTGATATTCTTATTAATCGTAGCATGAAAGAACGCAAAAGACACATTTCAGAAACGGAAAAATTACAAAAAGAAGTAGATAAAATTTATGCATTACCAGAAGATCAAAGAGATATACCAAGACTAACTAATTTAGAAACACAATTAAGTTTTGCTCGTAATAGTATCGCTAATTATACTAATGAATATACTAAATTATTAAACGAACAACAAAAAATTAGTAAAGATCTTAAGGCCACCAGAGAACAGCGTATTAAACGAATAGAAGACGGCAAAAGTAGTTGGGTTGGATTAATACGCATGTTAGAAGATGAAGAAATTAGGGAAAAAGAGGGTCGAGAAATGGAAATTATCAGGATGGCAACTGAAAAATCAGTTCAAGGATTGGAGCAATATCATGAGTTTGCAGACAAAACTGTAGATAGACCATTCTTGACACCAGAAAGTGTGATTTTAGATTCTTAGATTCAGCATAAAATTTATTTTTAAGACTATTAGCAATTAGAAAAATTAAATATGAATATTATTTTATTAGTATAAATAATTAGGCCACAGATCAAATTGCAGTAATTTGACTTGCCATTACTACTATTATTCCTACATCTGCATAATATTATGTTCCGAAACTTTAAAGATCCTCAATATACTCAATGGCGTAAAAGTGTCTATCAAAGAGATAATTTTAAATGCCAATGGCCAAATTGCAATCAAAAACAAAAACTTAATGCACACCATATAAAAAATTGGGCTAATTTTCCTGGTTTAAGATTTGTAATAGATAATGGAATTACTTTATGTAAATATCATCATGATATGATTAAAGGATTAGAAGAAACTTATGCTTCTACATTTATGAGAATTATAGCGAGCAAAAAATGAATACAGAAGATAATTTTACCATTATAATAGATACTAGAGAACAGCACCCATGGCATTTTCCATATCACTCTAAAGCTAATCGTAAATTAGATACTGGTGATTATAGTATAGACGGCTTAGAAAATATATTATGTATTGAAAGAAAAAATGGTATAGCAGAAATTGCAAATAATATGACAGAGCCCAGATTTAAAGATGTTATTGAGAGGATGAAAACATATAAACATGCATATATTCTTATAGAATGTAACTATGAACAAATGATGAACTATCCAGTAGGATCAGACGTTCCTAAAAAAGCTTGGTCAAAAATTAGAATTAGTCCAGCATTTATACTAAAATTTCTTACGGAACTTTCTGTGCATCATAATATACATGTTATTTTTTGTAGTAATCCTGAATGGGCTGAAAAAACAGCATTATCTATAATGAAGAGAGTATATAAGTTATATGAGCCAAAAAATTCAAAATAAACACGCTTTTGAAGACGCCTGGTTAAATCTTGGCGACTTGTCAAAAATTATTATACCTAAAAATCTTATGATTAATAGGGTTAAAAGCGATATTGAAAATCCAGACCTTCATTTATTAAGACTAATGAGGAATCCAAAATATTTTGGTATGACTGTTAAATTATTATTTGGTATAGAATTACATCCAATACAGATTGCTATTTTGCAAGAATTTTGGGTTAGACCATTTCCAATGTATATAGCCAGCCGTGGCTGGGGTAAAAGTTTTCTTTTAGCCTTATATTCAGTATTAAAATGTATATTTTTTCCAGGTACAAAAATTGTTATTGTCGGTGCTGCATTTAGACAGAGTAAATTAGTTTTTGAATATATGGAAAACATTTGGAGATCTAGTTCTATATTAAGAAGTATTTTTAATGGTAATGATGATGGACCAAGACGAGACGTAGACAGATGTACAATGAGATTAGGAGAAAGCTGGGCAATAGCGATTCCAATGGGCGATGGTAGTAAAATTAGAGGTTTAAGAGCACATATTATTATTGCAGACGAATTTGCCTCTATTAGTCCAGATATTTATGAAACGGTTGTGTCGGGTTTCGCCGCTGTAAGTGCAAGCCCTATTCAAAATGTAAAAGAAGAAGCTAAGAAAAAAGCGATGAGAGATGCTGGTCTATGGAATGATGAATTAGAAACATTAGAATATAAAATGGGCAATCAGGCTATTATTAGCGGCACAGCAGATTATGCCTTTAAACATTTTGCAAGTTATTGGAGAAGATATAAGGCTATTATAGAAAGTCGTGGAGATACTAGAAAATTAGAAGAAATATTTAAAGGAGAAATACCAAGTAGTTTTAATTGGAAAGATTATAGCATTATTCGTATTCCATATGAGCTTATTCCACTAGGATTCATGGATGATAAACAAGTTAGTAGAGCTAAAGCTACTATTCATACTGGTATATATAATATGGAATATGCAGCATGTTTTACTGCTGATAGTGATGGTTTTTTTAAAAGAAGCCTAATAGAAAGTTGTGTAACAGATGAAGATAAAAATATTATACTGCCCAGTAGTGGTAAAATTGTTTTTGATCCAGTAATTAAAGGAGATAGTACTAAGCAGTATGTATATGGTGTAGACCCAGCATCAGAACAAGATAATTTTAGTATTGTCATTTTAGAACTACATAAAGACCATAGCAGGGTTGTTTATTGTTGGACTACTAATCGATCTAATTTTAAAGAAAGACAAAAAACAGGATTAGTACAAGAACATGATTTCTATAGTTTCTGTGCAAGAAAAATTAGAAGTTTAATGAATTATTTTCCTCCAATAAGAATAGGTATGGATGCACAAGGTGGCGGAGTTGCTATTGAGGAAGCATTACACGATCCACAAAATCTGTCTGATGGAGAAAAATTAATTTGGCCTATTATTAATTTTGATAAATCTAAAGATACTGATATACAGCCAGGACTACACATATTAGAACTGATTCAATTTGCTAGAGCGGAATGGACAGCTCAAGCGAATCATGGATTACGCAAAGACTTAGAGGATAAAGCATTACTTTTTCCAAGATTTGATAATCTTACACTCGGACTAACATTGGAAATGGAAGGTAAAGATATTTTAAATACAGATTTAACTAATCCTTTATACGATAGTTTAAGCGAATGTATTTTAGAAATCGAAGAACTAAAAAACGAATTAACTACCATAGTAATGACTCATACAAGCGGAGCTTCTGGTTCTAGAGACAGATGGGACACTCCAGAAGTTAAAACCGCAAATGGCAAAAAGGGTAGATTAAGAAAAGACCGATATAGTGCTTTAGTTATAGCCAATATGTTAGCTAGACAAATGAATAGGACTTTATCTGGTCCAGAATATAATTTAATTGGTGGAACTACCAAAGATGTTGGTAAAATAACTGGTCAACTTTATAAAGGGCCAGAATGGTTTACGTCTGCTGCTAATGAAGAAGGTATATATGGTGGCATATATAGATAATATTGGTGTATTATCAGTTAATAGAATTACAATACAATTACAAATATATTAAAAAAAATATGGCTAAAAAATATCCAAAAAGTGACGCAATTCATGATGCTCAAATTTCAAATGAAAATGCTTATGTCACGTGGGGAGAAGACCTAAGCAGCAAAGAAAAAGCTCTACAAGAATCTTCATTATCATTATCAGAATTTAATGGTATAGAGAGATCTTCTGCAAGAAGAACCAGATTAGATTTTTCTAATTTAGATACCAATGTTAGCGGAAGACCAGGATTAACCAAAAAAGACTATTACGCTTTTAGGCCAGAAGAGGCTATACCAAATAAGGTTAAAGAAATCATTAGATCCGCTGATGATATTTATCAAAGAGTGGGTTTGGTTAAAAATGTTATCGATCTTATGGGAGATTTTGCTAGCCAAGGCATTAGAATTGTACATCCAAACAAAAGAATTGAAAGATTTTTTAAGGCTTGGTTTAAAAAAATTAATGCAAAGGATAGAAGTGAAAGATTTTTAAATAATATTTATCGTACTGGTAATGTTGTAATTAATAGGCAGACAGCTAAATTAAATAATAAAATTATAGATAAGATGTATAGAGCAACAGCTTCTGCTGATATTATGGATCCAGAAACTGGAGATATTGAATTAGCTAAAAAAGAAATACCATGGAGATATACATTTATAGATCCAGTTTATGTGGAAGTAATAGGTGGATCTTTATCGGCATTTTCGAATAAGAAATTTTACGGAGTAATATTGCCGTCACATATAAGAAAAGTTATTAATAATCCAAAAAATGATACGGAAAAAGAAATTATTCAACAATTACCTACTGATATAATTGAAGCAGCTAAAACCAGAAAACCATATCTATTAAATCCAGATAAAACAATTGTTTATCATTATAAAAAAGACGATTGGCAAATTTGGGCATTTCCTATGATTTATGCAATCATGGATGATATTACTATTATTGAAAAGCTAAAATTAGCTGATATGTGCGCTTTAGATGGTGCTGTATCTAATATTAGAATCTTTAAACTTGGCAGCCTTGAACATAAAATTGCTCCAACAAAAGCAGCCGCTTCAAAACTATCCGCAATATTAAGTAATAATGTTGGTGGTGGTACAATGGATTTGGTTTGGGGTCCAGATATCGAATTATTAGAAAGTAATACTAATGTACATCAATTTCTTGGAGAAGGTAAATATATACCGCATTTAAATAGTGTATATGCTGGATTAGGTATTCCTCCAACGCTTACTGGTACATTTGGAGCTTCTGGTACTACCAATAATTTCATTAGTCTAAAAACACTAACCCAGAGACTTCAGTATGGTAGAGATGTATTAGTTAATTTTTGGGAAAAAGAAATAGAACTAGTACAAAAATCTATGGGATTCAAATATCCTGCTAAAATAGAGTTTGATAGAATGGATCTAAGTAATGAAGATGCTGAGAAGGCATTGTTAATACAACTCGCTGATCGAAATATTATTAGTGATGAATTAATTCAAATGAAATTTGGTATAGATCCAAATATGGAAAAATTTAGACTTAATAGAGAAAGTAGAGACAGGAATTCAGAAAGAATGGTACAAAAGGCCGGGCCATATTATGATGCTAATTTTGAGAATAATCTTAAAAAGATAGCACTACAACTTGGTATTGCCACGCCAAGTCAAGTTGGTTTGGATCTAGAACCTAATAAACGAGGAGAAAAAAACGCTATTCAAATGAAATCAGAATTTCCACCAGCATCTAAAATTGGAACAAGTTCTGGCCCAATTGGAGTTTCTGGTCAAGGAAGACCCAAAAATAGTCGAGATAGTAAACAAAGAAAAGAAAGAGATTTTGCTCCAAGAACTGGTGCTTCTTTAGCCGTATGGGCAAATGATGCTCAAGAAAAAATTAGTCAAATATTAAATCCTATAATGTTAGAATTTTATAATAAAGATAACTTAAGAAAATTATCGGCTAAGGAATCATTTGAGTTAGATAATCTTAAAACTAAAATTTTATTAAATACTCAACCTAATATTAATATTGACGAAAATTATATTAATAAAACTATTTCTAGTATTGATACAGATATTATAACCCATAAACTTAATGGTTTAAATTATTGGATTAAAAATATTAGTAATGAATTAAATAAACAACTAACAAATGAAGAAATCAAATTAATTAAATCATCATTTTATGCATCGGTGTATGAATAATTATTAAAGAGGTATAAATATGCAATTATTTCAACAAGAATATGACGATGACATAGCAGATAAAATACAAGCCTCGGCTAGCATATCATATGCTGCTGCAATTGAGCCTTGTAATTCAGAGATTAAATCTAAAGCATTTAAGGCTTTGGCTTCTATTCAAGATAGCGATTTATATTATACTCAATCTATTTTAGTGAGTAGTAGTTGGAATAAAAATGATGATATTTTTGATAAAAATGAAGTATGGGCGGCAAGACATAGTCCAGAACATAAACCAACTAATCTTGAGCATGATGAAGAAACTATTATTGGTCATATAGTTTCTAATTATCCAATAACAGAAGATGGTATTCTAATTGATGAAAATACTCCAATAGAAAATTTACCAGAAAAATATCATATTCTTACAGGCGCTGTAATTTATAAATCTTATACAAAACCAGAACTGCAAGAAAGAACACAGGCATTAATTAAAGAAATTGAAAATGGCACCAAATACGTTAGTATGGAATGCTTTTTTAAAGGCTTTGATTATGGTTTAATTAATAAGAGTACTGGTGAGTACAAAATATTAACAAGAAATAACAGTACTGCTTATTTAAGCAAACATCTTAGAGCTTATGGTGGATTGGGAGAACACGATAACTATAAAATTGGTAGGGTTTTAAGAAATATTACATTTAGTGGTAAAGGTTATGTAGACAAACCCGCAAATCCAGATAGTATAATATTTAGTAAAGAATCGTTTAAGTTTATGGAAAATAATATAAATTTACCAAAAAATGAAGATATTTCAAAATCAGGTGTAATAACAACTCAGTCTAATATTAATTCGGAGAATCAAATTATGAGTGAAGACAACAAAGTAGTAGTATCAGATTGTGCCGAGGCAACTCAAGCCGCTGAGACTACAATTGCTGAACTAAAATCCCAACTCGAAACTCTCAGTACTTCACATGCAGAAGAACTTTCTGTTTTAAGTACCGAGAAAAATGCGTTGGCATTAGAACACGAAGAAGCTGCTAAAAAAATGAAAGATATGGAAGAAGAAAAGAAAAAAATGATGGCTTCAATTAGTGATCTAGAACTCAAATTAGAAGAAGCCAATACATCAATAGCGGCTTATATGAAGAAAGAAAAGAAAATGATGCGCAAAGCCTCTCTAGTTGAGCATGGTTTTGATGCTAATGAGCTTGATAGTATTCTAGACAGATTTGAGAATGTTAATGATGAAACATTCGCTGCTATGACAGAAATGTTAACAATGAAAAAGAAAAAAAATACAAAAGCTGAAGAATCTGTTGCTGAAACACCAGATTTAACTGAAGCTCTTGAGAATGTAGAAGAACCAACAGATGCGACTGTAACTGTTGGTGGCGAAGATAATACTGTCGAAAATACTCGCGCAGCATTAGTAGATTTTGTTTATGCTAGACTAGGTAAAAAACTAAATAAGGGAGAATAACATGGCTCTTAAACCAGATCGTATTGAACACTTAACAGATATTTCATTTTTCATGAACACAGTTGCTGAAAGAGGCGGCGTAGTTTCTTTTGTTACTAGTGGTGTTGGCGTATCGATGGATGATGCCGATGCTGTAGTAGCATACGCAACAGCTGCTTCAGGCAGTGTGCCAGCAGGCGTTTTGCTTAACGATGTAGTTAATCTTGACCTAACAAGACAGCATATTAACTGGCATAAGGATGAAGTACAAGTTGGTGGTAAGGTGACACTATTAAGAGTAGGTCAAGTTACTACAGATCTTGTTGATGGTAATCCAGAAGCTGGTGATGGTGCTTATGTTGGTCCAAGTGGAACAATTTCCACCACATCAACAAACGCTGTCAAAATCGGTACATTCCTTAGCGGTAAGGATGCCGATGGTTACGCTAAAGTCTCAGTAAACATTCAGTAATTAAGAAACGGAGAAATAAAAATGTCAGCTCATACTAAGTCATTTCAACCAAATCCAGAACTAACTGACCTCTTAGTTCGATCTGGTTCACTGAATAAAGAGGAGGCTTTAGCCGCAAATTCTGAATTTGCAAAAGCCTTAGAATTACCACTTCGTCAGGGTATTCTAAATGGTAATATTCTAGATAATATCTTTGAACCAATCGTATTGGCTCAAAGTGCTACTCCAGAATTTCCATTAGATTTTCTTGCTCCTGGTACAGAAAAAGATTTCGTCGCTTACACTATCCCAAATCACGGATATATTCCAGAGCGTCATGTTGAAGGCGATTATGTTATGGTTCCAACCTATGATATTGGCGCTAGCATTGATTATCTCTTAAAGTATGCTCGTGATGCTCGTTGGGATGTTGTTGGTCGTGCTATGGAAGTTATGGAAGCTCAATTCGTCAAAAAGATGAATGACGATGGCTGGCATACACTTCTTGCTGCTGGTACAGATCGCAATATCGTTGTATTCGACAGCGATGCTGATAGTGGCCAATTTACCAAGAGACTAGTATCTCTCATGAAAACAGTAATGAGAAGAAATGGTGGTGGTAATAGTGCTAGTAATAATCGTGGTTTATTAACTGATCTTTATGTTTCTCCAGAAGCAATGGAAGATATTCGCAACTGGGGAGTTGATCAAGTTGATGAAGTTACTCGTCGTGAAATTTATGTTGCTGCTGATGGTACGCTTAACCGTATATTCGGCGTCAATCTTCATGATCGTGATGAACTAGGAGAAGGTCAAGAATATCAACTATTCTATGACAATGTACTATCTGGCACACTACCAGAAGGTGACGTTGAATTAGTAGTTGGTTTAGATCTTCGCAAGAGAGATAGCTTCATAATGCCAGTTCGTCAAGAAGTTCAGATCTTCGAAGACGATACTCTTCATCGTCAGAAGAGAGCTGGTTTCTATGGTTGGGCAGAACAGGGTTTTGCTGTTCTCGATAACCGTAGAGTACTACTTGGCTCACTATAATAATTAGATATAATTTATCAATTATCATAAGAAGAATGGCTGGCCTAGTGCCAGCCTTTCTTTTTTTATAAAAGGTGTATATCTATATACTTAAATCACAATATCTAGCCAAGAGGATATTATGTCTGCTACTAAACACGATTTTCCAATTGAGCAAGGTAGTTCCTTTAAACTACAATTGATATATAAGGATCAAAATAATAATCCTATAGATTTAACTGATTATTGCGCTAGACTAACATGGACTACTAATAGTGGTGAAACTTCTATTTTTACTACAGAAAATATGGATTTATCATTATATAGTTTTACTATAGATGGACCAAATGGCACATTGGTTTTAATGTTACCAGCGTCAAAAACAAACACATTAAATTTCGATATTGCTCAATATGATTTAGAAATTCAATCTAATATTGATTTATATACTGGTGGAGGAAAAGAAGTAATAAGACTACTATATGGAACCATTACGCTAATTAAAAGGTATAGTCAAACAAATACACTATTACAATGTTAATATAAAGGTAATATTATGGCATGGCAAAATGAAATAGTAACAATTATTAGAGTGCTTATTAATGATTTAAGTTCTACTCCACAATATAGTGATGCTAGACTACAGCAGTTAGCGGTAGTAGCGGCTCAATATGTACAGTTTGATGTAAATTTAGATAATAAATATGTAATTAATATAGCTTATCCAAGCATTACTCCAGATCCTACTCTAGATCCTAAAGATGATATTTTTATAAGTTTAGTATCATTAAAGGCTTCATGCTTAGTTGACCAAAGTACATTTAGAACTAAAACAGCTTTAGAAGGTATTAGGGCGGCATTAGGACCTGCTAGTTTAAGTGTTGGTGGTAACTTAGCTGGATATAAAACATTATTAGCAGAGGGACCATGTTCAATGTATGAACAATTAACTCTTCGTTGGGATGTTTCCAATGCTAGTGCTGTTAGAGCTATATTTAGTCCATTTATTGGCAATAATTTTGATCCACAAAATCTAAATAATCCTAACTACAACCATAGTAGATATGAAGATAATCAATATTATTAAAGAGAATTATAATGTCTACTTATGATACTAATATATTGATAAATACTACTAGCAATAATATAGAAGTTATAAAATATACTAATAATATTATAATTAGTCAGAGTAATCAGGGAATTATTCCACATAATCACGAATTATCTGATATTACTAATATTGATGATTTAATTATTACATATCCACAATTATCTACTAATAGTAGTGTTCAACTTAATGTTTCTAAAAGAACAGCATCAGCATGGATTAATTTTAACGCTGTTGGTATAGTTAATATTAGAGATAGTTTTAATATAAGTAGTATTATTGATCAGGGAGTTGGTCGCTATACTGTTAATTTTACTTATCCATTTATTAATACTAATTATACTTTTACAGCATGGGCTAGGGATTTTAATACTGATACATATATTATTAATACATTAGGAGCAAAGGCTAACTCTGTTAAAACTACTAGTAGTGTAGAAATTATATTTAACGATATATTAAATGGATTAAATTATGATAGCTCAGAATGCAATCTGGTATTTTTTGGAGTTTTAAATGTATAGAATAATATATCCAAATAACAATAGTTCTATAAATATTATCATTCCAGTAGATGATCAAAATTTGGATCATGTCACACAACTAGCTCATAATCAAGTGCCAAAAGATGTAGTATTTAAAATTATAACTATTAATGATCTTCCAGAAGATAGAGTATTTAGAGATGCTTGGACATATGATTTTACCAATTATGATGGAATAGGAAATGGTGGTGATATATGATCACAATTAATATGGATATAGCTAGGCAGATATGGAAAAATAAAATTAGAATCAATAGAAAAACCATATTTGAAAAATTAGATATTTTATATTTACGAGCTATCGAAAACAATAATAGTGTAGAGCAACATAATATAGCTATTCTTAAACAAAAATTAAGAGATGCTCCGTCTGATTCTAGAATTGAAAATGCTATAAGCCCGTCAGAACTATTAATCATTAATCCATTATTAGAAATAAATATATGAGTAATTTTACAGGTATTATCACACCTCAATTTAAACAAATATTTAAAGATGCTATATTAGCTCTCTTAGAAGATACTGCATTAACTGTACCGTGTAAACTATATTTTGATAATACAAAATTAAGCGACTGTCCCAATTGTGTTTACGATCCAATTAATCAAAGATCTAGTAATCAATACCAAACAGGCGGACCAATACCATTTGTTAATGGTCAAGTTTGTCCATACTGTATAGGTGCTGGTAGTCTAACATTCTCTTCTGAAGAAACTGTATATTTAGGTATTATTAAACCTGTATTTTTTGGTATGGATCAATTAGAATTAAATAATGTAAACTTTGTGGACGGCATGATACAGTCTTTATCATCAATAGATATTTATGCTAAACTTAAAAATGCATCATATATTATTGTTGATACTAATATTACAAATTTAACTAATACTAAATTTATTAGACACAGAGATCCAATACCTGTTGGTTTTGGAGATAATTCTTTTATTATTACCACCTGGCAAAATGTGCAATAATGGTAAATTTATCAGGATTTTTAAAATTAGAAGAAACTGAAAGTCAAATAAATAAAAAAATACTAGAAGCATTACTTCCGGAAGTTGACAAATATCTCAATAAATTATTTAATAAAGTATCTGTACAAATTAAGGATACTATTATTGAAGCAATTAAAAAAGCACCAGAATATTCATCATTATTATATGGTCAATTAAAAGCTGAGTTTGGTTTACCAGATAGTGATACTAGAGTTAATTCAATTGTTAATTTTTGGCAAGATATATCAGTAGAATACAAAAATACTAAAATTAGTAGAAATACTTTAAGTGGAGGCTTTAAAATTAGTATGATTAAGAGAGATTTTAGTGATGTTCTAGGATCCTCTGATGCTACATTTATTACTGAAAAAGGAGATACTCTTAATTGGTTGGAGTGGTTATTATTATTTGGCAATAAGACTATTATTAAAGAATATAATATTGAACTAGGTCCTAACCCCAGATCAAGAACAGGTATGGCTATTATGAAAGGTGCTGTAGCTGGAAAGTGGTCGGTACCCAGTACTTATTCTGGAACAATAAATAATAATTGGATTACCAGATCTATCGATTCTGTTGATTCTACTATAAATAGCATATTATCTAAAGCATTAAAGGACACATGATATGGCGTTTACATATGGTAATGAAAAATTTAGCGGAGTTTCTAGCATAGGCGAGAAACTAATACTTGCTCAAATAGAAAATAATATTAAGTCTTTTCTTGAGTGGGGATTTTTAAATATCGGTGGCTTTATTAATGTTCAAAGAAATCAAACAAATATCTATAATAATCCATTATCAAAATTAAAACCCACAGAGGATCCTAATTATCAAAATGGACAAGTATGGCAAACCATTAGAAAAGATTGGATTTGGGAAAATGATATTACATACACAAGATGTATTACTCCTGTTGGAGAAACCACTAGTGATCCATGTCCGTCACCATATGTGCAAACCTCATCGCCAGTATTAATTAATGGTATATACGTTAATAACGTATTTTATCCATTAAATACAATAGGTCAATATGCTTATAAGATAGATTATATTAATAGTAGAGTTATATTCAATAATCCAATTAATTTAAATTCTATAGTAGAAATGGAATATTCATATAGATGGGTTCAGGTATATAGTTATGATAATGCTAAATGGTGGCAACAATTACAATATAAAACAGATGATAATCTAGCTCATTTTAATCAATTAAATAAAGGAGATTTTAGTATACTAAGTAACAATCGTGTACAATTACCAGCAATTATTATAGAATCTATTGCTAGAGGATTATCTAAACCATTTCAATTAGGAGATAAATCTCTTGTGATGAAACAAGAAATTATGTTACACATTGTTGCTGAAAATATGGCTGATAGAAATAATTTAATAGATATTCTTCGATTACAACAAGATAAATTTATTAGAATGTATGACACCAATCTAGTAATATTAGATGGAGTTCAGCCATTTAATATTGATGGTACTTTAAATCCTGATAGATTAAATTATGGGGATTTAATTTTTGATAATGATTATATATGGTTAAATGCTAGATTGACCGATATTTTTGCTTCTGAGGTTCAATCTTTTAGTCCATTTTTATCAGAAGCGAATGTAAAACTAACCGTTGAGACAATTTCTGAAATTAATAATTAATTGGTGTATTATTAGCTAGCAACACACTTTATAATGGAGAATTCCAAATGCCAAACAAAAGAATTTTTTATGCTAGTCATGCTGTAGGCGTAAACGGCACTGTTGTCGTAGGTGCGCAAAGTGTTGGATTAAATACTAATTTTAATCTAGAACAAGTATTCCAATTAGGCAGATTAGCAATTTATGACAATATAGCTACTGATCCAGATGTGGAAATCACAATTAGTAAGGCTTTGGATGGATATCCAACTATCTGGGAGTTGGCTACTGGTGGTGGTTCATTAGTAGAAAATGCTAATGATCAAAGCGAAATAGTATTAGCTGTTGATGACGAAACACAAGATTTTGTCGCAGCTCCACATACAGCAGCTGTCACTATGACTGGTTGTTATGTTAGTTCATTAACCTATACATTTCCTGTTGATGGTAATTTAACAGAAGAACTCGTATTTGTTGGCAGTCACAAAGCTGTTGGAGGCACGGTTATAACTCCACCAGCTAATCCAAATGAAAGAGTATTACGTAGACAAAATGTCAAGATTGGAGATAGTACATTACCAACCATGGTAAGCGGTAGAAGACTAAGTCAAATTAGTATTAGTGCTGATCTTGGTAGAGAAAAAATGTTTGCTCTAGGTCAATTAGCTCCATTTCATCGTTTTGTTAATTTCCCTCTTGAAATTACAGTATCTTTTGATGTTATTTCAGATGGTGAAAACGCAAATGTTCTTGCTGGTCCATCATTTGATGAAACTTCAGGTGAATGCGTAGGTATTGATATTCAGAAAGAACCCATTGTAATTAAATTGTGCGATAGCGATGGAATAATTGCTTATACTTTCGATTTAGGCAGCGGTTGTTCATTACAGAGCGTAAGTTATAGTGGTGGCGATACTGGTGGTGGTAATGTTACTGAAACATATACTTATATTACCTATAATGAATTGACTATCACTGGCTAATTGATAATTTTTAATAAGGATGCGGTGTGGAACTTGATATTGAAGATACTCTATATAGAATTATTAATGGATATTTTTATATAGAAGTTAATAATATAAATTATAAAATAGTGATGCCTGGTATTGAAGAAAAATACCAGGCTCATTGTTTTTATAAGAATATCTTATCTAGTAATAAATATAGCGATAGCTGGATATCCGAAGAATCTATTAAAAGATTGCTCGTTAAATATAATATTTGGAATGATAATAAAGAACAAGACTTTAAAAAATTACTAGAAGCTTTAGATAAGACTAAAATAGAATATTATCTTAATTTTAATACGATTACTAAAAAAAATCAAATTAAATTAATAATTAATAATCTTAATGATAGTATAAATAAAGCTTATATAGAAAAACATCACTTTGATCATCTAACACTTGAGTATTATGCTCAAAATATGAAAAATCAATATCTGATCTACACCATGGTGTATAAAGATAGTGTAAGAGTTTTTAATGATGATTTTGAATCTATAGATGCAAATTATTTACATCAAATTATTGCAGAAATTCATAATAATACATTAGGAAATGAGGACATTAAAGCAGTAGCTAGACACGATTTGTGGAAGTCATATTGGACATCTAATAAAGACAATGTTTTTGGTACTAATATTAGAAATTTAACGGACGAACAACGATCTTTAATTAATTTTTCCAGGACTCTGGATGCTATTAGAGAACATCTCGAAGCCCCAACAGAAGAAATAATTAATGATAATGATGCTTTAGACGGTTGGTTATTATATCAAAATGATAAATCTATTAAAGAGAAAAAACAAAAGATAATTACAGAAAAATATGGATTAGATAAAAAAGATGTTGGAGAAGTTTTCGTTATGACTAATAATAAGGAAGAGATGAAAGAAATATATAGCTTAAATGATAATCAAACTAATAAAGATATTAAAAATATGCAAAAATTAGCTCTAAACAATATTGATAAATCAATTCCATGGTCAGAGGTGCCTCATGTGAAAAGAGAATTACAACAACAAGCAATGACAATGCAAAAAGATAGACTGAAAGGATAATTATGAACGATCAAAATAAAATTATACAAAATATTGAAAAAAGATTCAAAACTTTAATGATAGGTAGTATTTCTAGATTTGAACAAGCGTTTGGATATTTATGGAATCATGGACACGAACCAACCAACGAAAAAGAAGAATTCTTTAGAGATAAATGGGAGGATTTGAGATACGAATTGTTAAATCATGGTAATCATCAAATAAGATCAGCTATAAACGAATTAGATGATTTTATTAATCATGATTCAAAATATAAATATAATTATAATTTTCTATTAAAACCTAAGAATGGAGATCGCAATGTTTGATAACAATTTTACTGTAAATATTGATGGCATAGATACTGTTTTTGAAATTAAGGCCACTAATGTTAATGAGCAAAGAGAAGCTCAAAAAATATATAATCAAGCATTCTCCGATGCTGTTAAATCTGGTTCTATAGTTAGAGCAAGACTCGACGATTTGCTTAAAGAGCAAGGTTTATGGGATGATAAAAAAGAGTTACAATTTGTCACTGTACAAAAACAAATAGCTAATAATGATAAATTATTATCTAAGGGCGGCATATCTCTTAAAAAGGCTAAAAGTTTAGCATTGGAAATTAAAAAATTAAGAGAAGAACTACGAGAATTAATCTCGGTTAAAACTAGTTTAGACACTCATACCGCTGAAGGTCAAGCTGATAATGCACGATTCAATTATCTTGTTTCGGCCTGTGTGGTGTATAAAGATACTAAGAAACCATATTTTAAAGGATATGATGACTACATTAATAGGTCAACCGATCCTGTTGCCTTATTAGGTGCTCAAAAATTAGCCTCATTAATGTATGGATTGGATAGTGATTTTGAGAAAAAATTACCAGAAAATAAGTTTTTAATTAAATATAAATTTGTTAATGAAAACTTAGAATTGGTTGACGAAAAAGGCAGATTGGTAGATGAAGAGGGTAGATTATTAGATAAAAATGGAAGATTTATTAATGAAGATGGTAAATTTGTTGATAAAGATGGTAATTTAGTGGATGATAGTGGAGAATATATTGTTGATTTTCAGCCATTTTTAGACGATGAAGGTAAACCAGTACTGGTGGATAATAATAATGATTCAAATCCAACATCAGAATCAACAAAAGACTAAAAATAAATTATATCATATATTTCATAACTTATATCCCCATAGAGTATTTCTATTGGGGATATTTGTTTTATTTGGAGTTAAATAATGGCAGCAGCATTTAATCTAACAGCTCAAATTAATTTAAGAGGCCCAGCCAATATTAAACCTATTGTATCTAAAATACAAAAGGATATTAATAATGCTAAAATTAAACTAAATCTAGATGTTAATCAAAATGCAGCTAAAAGCATAACATCAATTACTACTCGACTAAACAATCTATCTAAAGCCGCAATTAGTGCTAATACAAATATTAGTAATTTAAATATATCACTTGGCGCAATGGTTGCGTCACTTAATAATATTAATTCAGCAGCAACAGCCAATGTAAATAGTATAGCTAAAACTAGTAGAGCAGTATCGTCTGCTGGTAAATCTATTTCTCAAACTCGTACTCAAGTAGAAGAATTCGGCAAGCAATCAGGTTTGGCTATTAAAAGATTTGCAGCATTTAGTACTGTTACAACTATAGTTTATGGATTAGTCAATGCTTTTGATAGTGCATTTAAGGAATTTTTTAAATTTAATCAAGAAATTGTAAGATTATCACAAGTTACCGGAAAATCAGTGTCCGAATTGGGTGATGTTAGTAAAGAGATCACTAGATTGTCTACTAGTCTTGGTGTAGCGTCTTCTGACTTATTAACCGTTGCTACAACTTTAGCACAGGCTGGTTTATCAGCAGAGGATACTAAAATAGCTTTGGAAGCATTGGCTAAATCTGCACTCGCTCCATCATTTGATAGTTTAACAGATACTACAGAAGGAGCTATTGCAGCATTAAGACAGTTTGGTTTGCAGTCTAAAGAACTAGATTCAGCATTAGGTAGTATCAATGCTGTTGCTGCTGCATTTGCTGTTGAAGCTAGCGATATTATTGCTGCGATTCAGCGTACTGGTGGTGTGTTTGCTTCTGCTAGTAGGGGTGTCAGTCAGGGAACAGATGCATTAAATGAATTTATTGCTATCTTTACTAGTGTTCGTGCTACTACTCGTGAAAGTGCAGAAACAATTGCAACTGGTTTAAGAACTATTTTTACTAGAATTCAAAGAACCAAAACAATTGAACAATTAAGAGAATTTGGTATCGAGCTTCAGGACACAGAAGGTAAATTTATTGGATTATTTGAGGCTACTAGAAGATTAAGCGAAGGCTTAAGCAAGATAGATCCAAGAACAGCAGAATTTGCTACAATTACAGAAGAACTTGGTGGATTTAGACAAATTGGTAAGGTTATTCCATTAATTCAACAATTTGCCGTTACTGAACAAGCCTTAGCAGTAGCCCAAAAGGGTTCTACATCAACAGCAAAGGACGCATTAGTGGCCCAACAATCTTTAGCTGTGCAGTTTGCTCGCACTAGAGAGAATTTCCTTGCATTAGTAAGAGAGATTGGAGATAGTACATCATTTAAAGCTTTCGTGACGGTATCTTTAACATTAGCTGATTCTTTTATTAATTTAGCTAGAGCATTAAAACCAATATTACCTCTTTTATTAACATTTGCAAGCATTAAGGTTGGAGGAGCTTTAACTGAATATTTTTCAGGATTTAAAACAGGTTTATTCGGAGGCGGAGGTCCAGCCGGAGGTGGTGGTATTACTCCATCAGGAGGCGGAGGTGGCGGCGGTGGAACTAGAGGCGGTGGAGGTACTGGCGCAGCAGCATTATCAGCTAATACTTCATCTTTAAATACTCTTGGGCAAACATTAACATTATTAAATCAATCTATATTAGCTTTAAATCAAAACATAGTTAATACTAATAGCTTATTATTAAATAGACCAGTCAGAGGTTTTGCTAGTGGAGGCTTAGTTCCTGGTAGTGGTAATAGCGATACATTTAGAGCAAATTTAACTCCTGGTGAATTTGTTATTCGTAAAAGTGCAGTGCAAGCTATTGGTATTGAAAATTTAGCTAGAATGAATAGTGGTGGAGAAGTTCAAAAATTTAAAGATGGTACTAAAGGAAGAGGAGTTAAAAGACGCAGAGGCGCTCGTAGTAAATTTATTGAATTATCTCCCGAAGAAGTTGATCGTCTTTCTACCGAAGATTTTATTAAATATGCTAAAGCACAAGCATATGATATAATGACTACTGGAGGTAGCGGTATCGCTATTGGTAGAGAATTTATTGAAGTACCAGAATCTAAAATTACTGCTGATCTTGAGAAAGATTTAACCATTGGTCCAGATGGAAAGAAAGGATTTTTTAGAGAAAAAATTGCTCCATTTGGATCACAAATAGCAACCAAAGCACCAAAATCAGATACACAAAAAAGAAGAGAAAGATTTTTTGATAGAGGACGAGAATTATTGATGGCTGCTGCTCAGGGAATTATGTCTCCCGCTAGCGCACTATCTAAAGAAAAGAAAGCTGAATATGCTCCAGAATTAGAACAAGTTATTAGTGACTACGGCTTATCACTAGCTGCTATTCCTCGTATGAAAGCAGAAACGGCTAGTGCTACTTCTACACTATTAGATACTATTAAAAATCCGTTATCTTCTTTTAGACAAAGCGGTGGTAAAACTAGTTTAGCTGGAGTATTTCCAGGAAATTCAGCTGAAAAAATTAAATTAGCTATACCAAAATATATAGCATCATTAGGAGATAGTGAACCACAAAAAGTAGCAAAAGCAAATACGGCTTTACAATATTTTGATAGTTTTATTAGTGGAGGCGTAGCAGCTAAGCCAGGACACGCTACTGCATTTACAGAAACAATCAATCAACTTTTAAAAAGTGGACTAGTACAAGAATTCGCCAGAGGTGGATATGTACAAAAATTTAAGGAAGGCTCCACAAGTAAGGGAGTACTAGCGCCACTAAAAGATAGCGATATACTTAAGAGCATATTTGGAAATGATATTGTGGACGATAATGGCAATATAACTGCTCCTAATCCTATTGTTCTTAAACAAGGCTCAAACAAGGGTCAATCAATACCAAGAATAGTAACGCCAAATGATATTAGAAAAAATAATAAAAATGCATTAAATAGTGGTTTGGATATAACAAAAATAAAACAAGCGCAAGATAAACTAACCCAAAAAAGTGTAGCGGTATCAGAAGCTAAACAAGCTTTACAAACCCAAGCATTATTAGGTAAACAGCAAGCTGTTACTGAAGATATTACTAGAGGTCAACAAGGTCTGGCTAATAAAATTATGACATTTGGTTTAGTTGGATTAAGATATGGTTCTGGAGCTAAAGGAGAATCGTCTTTAGGTACTTTTCCTGTTGAAGTTCCACCCGCATTTTCATCAAAAGATTATCAAAATATTAGAGGAATAAATGTTGGTACAGCAGATGAGCCCCAACAAAAATTTATTAAAATTATTACTAGCACTATTAGTAGTCAATTAGGCAAGGACTATGCTGAAAAATTACAAAACATGCTATACACAGGATTTGAATCTTCTGTAGTAAATATAGCTAAAAGCTTGTCTTCTGAGTCTGGTCTTGGTGCTTCTGTTAGTGATAATTCTAGCCTTATCCAAAAATCTATTGAAAATGCTGGTTTTTATAATGTTGTTGGCGCGGGTCTAGAGTCTGCTTTAAATATACTTGGTGCTCCATTAACCTCAAAGGATGAGGATACGAAATCTATTGATTTTCCCACAGGATTAAAGTCAGCATCTAAAATATTTGGATCTGCTTTTACAAATATACCAACAGATATTACTAGAACTATTGGTCCAGGAGGTAAAGATGCTACTAAATTTATAGCTCAAATTGAAAGATATTTTAAAACTCCTATGGGTAAGGCAAATTTAGCATTAAGTAGATTTGCTATGGGTGGTTCAGTTTCCGAAGAAGATACTGTTCCAGCTCTCTTAACTCCTGGTGAATTTGTATTTAATAAAAAAGCAGCAAAAAGAATTGGTTATGGTAATTTAAATAGACTAAATAAAGCTGATAAAGTACAAGGTTTTAATAAGGGTGGAGTTGTAGGATATGCCCAAGGTGGTGCTGTAGATATGATAGGAGGTGCTCCTGGTGTGATAGCTGCTATTACAGCGGTTATTTTACCACAAATTGAAAAATTATCATCTAGTTTTGGTAAATTAGATGGCACTATAGGTATGTTTGGTACAGCATTGGGTGGGGCTATTAGAGAAGCTAGTAGTTTAACATTAAGTGCTGGCATAGCTTTAAATACTGTCGGAGCAAGTAAAGGAGTTGTTGCTGCTGGACAAGCTGGTACGGCTATTAGTGGATTAGTTAGTGGAGCTTTAACTGATACTACTGGTAAAGCTTTAGAAAAAGCATTATTAAAGAATGTAGATATTTTTGGTAAGTTTGATAAAACAGTACAAGCTATTAGTAGTGCTCCAACAGAAGAATTAAGATTGCAGGCCGCGCAAGATTTACAAAAAACATTTACGGAATTAGATGCTTCTGTACAAAGCACTAAGGGAGAGATTGATAGTTTAGAAATAGCGAATAATTTTGGTTCAGCTATTAATGATATTACTTTAACTATATTAACTAGCGTTACAGCTATTACAGCATTAAGTAATGCTGCTAATAAAGCAGCATCAGTTACCGCAGCATATAATGCTGTGCGTCTACCAGCAAATGTAGCAGGTCCAGTACAAGTTGCAGCTCCTGGTGTTGCGGCACAGTTATTGGGAGCATTCAAGAATCTTATTCCGTGGGTTGGAGCTGCAATTACTGTTATAGAAGTAGGAGTTCAATTATTTGGAGCTTTTAATAGTGGATTAAAAAAGAGTAGTGAACAATTAGATAGATTATATAAGAATTTAGATGAAGCTACTAAAAATTCTCAAGCTTTTAGTTTAGCTAACGCTACTTTTGTGGATAAAATTTTACCACAGTTTACTCAACTTAAAAATAGAGGATTCACTGGAGAGTCTTTAAGAACAGAAGTTGGTCGTACTCCACAAATAGGAGCTATCAATGAATTAAACTTCACATTTAGAACATTATTAAAGAGTAGACTAGTGGCTGAAGGTATTCCATTTAGCGACATGTCCACTATGCAAGAACTTGTAGATAGTCAACGTAATAATTTGGGTAACTTCAATAGAATATTTGATGAAACTACCAAAGATTTTATACAGCGTCAATTTGTAAGAGCAAAAACTGAAACTGGAGATATTACTACAGCAGAAGCAGAAAGACAATTCTTTGCTCTTGGGGGAGCAAACAGTGATGCTGTAAAAAGAGTTGTTGAGAATTATGTTGGTGCTAAAAACGTAGAGATAGCAGCATTAAGAGAATTAACTAATGCTAATAATAAATTTAAATTAAGTTTAGTAACTCTGGATAATGTTTTAGTAACATTAGCTGGTCGTGTAGAAATGTCTCTTGGTAAAACTATGGATCAGTTTGATGACTTAGAAAGAAGGTTATCTATTCTTGGTGGAGAACCAAGAATTCAGGGTGGAGAAGTCTTAAGAAGACAAATAGGTGTACTCAATAATTTGAGCGGCGCTAGTGCAGAAGATTTAAGCGCTGTATCTAGTACAGTTTCTGGCTTGTTAAATATTCAAGGATCTTCGCCAGAACAACAAAAACTATTTGAAGAATTAAGAAGTCAAGTAGAAGCTGCTCGTGTTATACAACAAGAATTGCCAGCCGTATTAAAAGAAATACAATCTTCTCCACAAGGTAGAGCTGGAGATGCTTTAAGAGATCAACTAGAAGAAAAATTAGGACCATCATTAAGTAGAATTACTAATGAAGGTGGAGTACTTAAAAAAATATTCAATGAACTAGCAGCTAGTGTTAATAGTACTTTGGATGGAAATAAAGAATCAATTAATAGTGTTAATGAATTAATTCAAAATAATGCAGCATTATCCGCATTATTAAAAACATCCGAAAAATCACAAAAGGCATATTCAGAAATAATAGAAGCTACTGCTAAAATTGAAGATAAATTAAATGAACAAATAAAATTTAGATTGGATCTAGAAAGTAAATTAATTGAATCTACAACACAAAGATTACAATTAGAGGCTCAAGAGGCTAATGAATTAAATAGATTACTAGGAGTTACAGCTTCTTTATCTGATCTTAATAAGCCTTTCGATATTGCTATTCAACAATTAACTAAGAATATTGGAGGAGGTATTCCACAAGCTGGTACCACAGATCCTAGAGTAATAGTAGCAGAATTAAATAAGCGTAGACAAATAGCTCAAAGTTTAGATGAAAATATAAAAAAGAATCAAGCAGATATAAAAGCCAAAGCGCCACTCAAAAATTTATATGAAAAAGAAATATCTGCTATAGCAAGATTGAATCAAGCATTAAATACTATTGCTACTAGTGGAGAAAAAACCAAAAACGCTCTTGATAAGATAGCAGAGGCACAAAATAAATTTGATACTAGTACAGAATTATTATTTGAATTTTTAGATGCGGCAGAAAATCCAGAACAATTTATTAAATTACAACAAACCATAGAGTCTATTAATGCGGCACAAACTAATAGATTCACAGATGCTGCACAAGCTAGATTATTTAGAACCGAAGGTACAAGATTCTTAAAAGCTAGAGGAGTAAGCGATGCAGAAATTAGAGGACTAGTAGCCAGAGCAGCTAGGTTTGTAGTTGGTACCGCTAGACCTACTAATGAAGCTGAGCGTAGAGCACAAGTTCAAGTTCTTGGTGAATTATTTGCTGAAGGTAGAAATATTGGAGATATTATTGGTTCTTATTTACCAGAAGCATTCAAACCATATTTATCTACAATTTTCCCAAATGCTCCAGGGCTGGCTGTTGCTGCTGGACAACAACAAAGAAGAATTGCTGGAGAGGCCATTGAAGCATCATTATTAACACAAATGGAAACTTCCCAACAAGAAACTACCAGAATATTCAATAACTTTAATCTAGAACTTACAGGACTATTTCCCGCAATAATAGAGAATATTCAAAGAATTGAAGCTCAAACTAGAGCTAGTGAACAAAAACTTATTAGTAGGCAGCAACCAATACCAGCATTGGCAGAATTTGCTCAACCATTATCAGATATTTTATCTAAAATTAGCCAGCCAACAGTTAAAAACTTTGGGATAGCAGAAGTTGATTTTATTCTAACTCCAGGAGCCTTATCTAAAGAACAAGCAAAAACTGTTACAAGTGATTTTGGATCAGCCCAAACAGCAACTGATCAAATCAGAGCTTTAAACAGGGCTTTATTTGAATTAGATACTACAACAGAGGCTGGTCGAACAGCAGCCGAACAAATAAAGTCTTTAAGAGATGAACTTGAAGCCGCGGCAAGAAAAATAAATATTAATAAAGCTGCACAGTCAATGAGTGAACAAATTCAAGGACAAATGGAAAAAGCATTAAGAGATGCGGAAAGAAATAATGGGTCTAGATCTCCAACTGTTGCTCCTCCACCACCTGGAGATATTTATAATCTACAACGTAATCGTAATACTCCATCAAGTCAAATATTCGATCAAACAATAGATAAGTTTAGTGCATCTACGAATGCTATTATTCAACCAATGCAAGACTTGTCAACAAATATGAGCATCTTTAAAACTACTGCTGAAAAACTAAGTGAAACACTAAATAGATTTAGTGTAGAATTTAATAAAGAAATTAAGGCTAGTATTTCTCATTCTTATACTGGAGATGTTAATCTAAATCTTAATGATACTTTGGATGTTAATATTCAGAATAATCCAAATAGAGATACTCAATTAGTACAAAATATTTATGATAAAGTAATACCAGTGATGAAAGAAACTATCATGAAAGCTCTTTTAGGATAAAATATTATGCCAACTTCAACATGCGATGTATCTACAATTTTTTCTGGTGGCGGTCCTAGTAATGCTGGGGCTTCTGTAATGGTTGGAGGTAAGCAATTAATACCTTCTCCATTCTTAAATATAGCTTTAGAAAAATATAAGGCTGGAGATTTAACTATAGGAGGCGTACTCAAAGTAACTCTTAATGGTAGTGTTGTTGGTAGTAGTTTTAATGAAGTAGTAACTACTGGTGCTGGTGGGGTTACTGGCTTAAAAGATATATTACAAATAGGACAATATAGAGAATGTGTTTATGTAGAAATTAAATGTGATAGTACAATTATTAAAGGTTATGGAAGAATCACTTCATTAAATATTAGTGAAGGGAATATGCCTACATGGGTTAATATGGCTCCATATACTATTGAAATTGATCTTTATACTAATGATATTGGATTATCTTTTGGTGAACGTCCAGCATATCCTGGTAAAATAGAATCATCGGGCAGCTCATCATCTATTTTAAATGGATTAATGCTTAATAATTTATCAGAACAATTTTCTGTTAGCATCAATGATGATACATTCAACTGGTCTGGTGGCAGTTATCCTGTCCCAATGTCTCAATGGTCAGATTTTAAGGGCTGGGGTAATAGACATATTAAGACTAATTTTAGTATAAGCGCTGGTGGTATTAGGGGCTTAACGGATTGTAATGGTGGAAGTACAGAAACAGGACACACATATGGATTAGCAGCTGCTGAAACATATATTCGTGACAGAATTGAAAAATTACGAGATATAAATATTGCTGGAGTATTTAATCCTCCAACATCTGAATTGACCACCGCTTTTGCAACATATACAGGAGGAATATCTCTATTAGATTTTAGAACTATTGATATTAATCCTATAGAAAATAGTATTAGCGTTACTGGTGAAATTATATATAGGCCGAGTGGATGTTCTAGTGGACCTGAAGATAAAGTATTTACAACTCTTAATGTGGAACAAAGTTTGGATGGAGAAGGAGAAACTATTACATTAACGGGCAATATACAAGGATTAGTTGATAATAATTTTGATAAAATTATTAAAATGTCAGCTGGTATATCAGACAATACAATTACTAATTGTAATCTAAATGAAAAAATTGGTAATGCTAATAATTTTTTAACAAGATTTGCTAAAGAAGAAAATTTAAAAAGTATTGCTAATTATTATTATAATAGTGAGGGTTTTTTTGATAGTGTTGCTAATCGTGGTTATATAAAAGATAATTGTGCCTTGAGCGCTACTAGTGATCCGTGTTCATCGGCATCTCCATCACCATCTCCAACTACACCCGAATTATGTGATCTTAGATTAGTTAGTTCACAAATTAATAGAAATTTATCTCAAGGTGAAATTAACTTTACATTTGTATTATCTAATAAAGCAAATTGTAATATATTAGGAGCTAAAAAAGTTGATGTAGAAATTACACATGATAAACCAAGAGATAATATAGTAGAATTTATAATACCTGGACGAGGAGATAAGGGTGTACTTATTCAAAATCTATGTTGTAAGTCAGCTGAAAAATATGATATAGCCGTAACTGCCACACTCAATAAGAATAGTTGCAACTTTAATATGTCTCAATCTACTATTCAAGAATTGAGAGCTTGTGCGGAAAAAGTTTTACAAGACTTACAAAATGATAATAATATAAATTTAGATTGTTGGTTCAAAGTAAATGATCAAGAAACAATAGGTAATAACGTATTTAGACTTAATATGTCATATGTAAAACCATCTTGCCCATAAAGGAAAAGATATGCTCTCAGGAATAAATGTGGACTTTAGTATTAAGGGCGATTACACTAAATTAAATCCGCCTATATTTTACGAAATTATGAATCTACATAATACTATTTTGATTCCTAAAAATTTGCTATCTAATTTTAATATTAATATTGGAGATCAAATTATTATTATAGACCAAACTACCCAAAAAAAATATACACAAACAGTAGTAATTAATTGTGGAGATATAAATCTTGGATACCAAAACTATTATTATTTTTATATAGCTAATGGATTAAAGATTAAAAATGGTCACTCTTATTCTATCATACTAAACGATATTACCATACCCTTATCTTTAACTATAAATATGCAGTCATCAGCTAAATTAATTATTGGTTTATTAATTTTATCAGATAATTATAAATATGAATTTAATATAAAAGAAAATATTATACTTAATATTGATACAAAACAATATAAACTATCAATTATAGATATTTTAAATAAATTTAATTATTATGCAGCTAATAAAAATACTACTATAGTAAATATTTTAGATAATAAAAATTTTAATAGTATTCAAGCTATTAATAGCGACGGTATCTATAGCAATAAGTTTATTAGGCCATTATATAGGCAAAATTTTCCATTGGGATCTATAAGTATAGATATTGATGGTGTATCTGATAATATAGAATATCAAATATATTTAAATAATAGTGGATATTTAGTTAATAGCAAAAAAATAACAATTCAAAATTTGCAATCGGGACAATATTCTATTAAAATAATAGATAGGAATGGACCAGTACTAATTACGAAGTTAAATAATAATTCTTGGAATAAGGACTGTTTTGAAATTAATATTCCGCAAATTCAACCAAATATAATTGATAAATATAATATTCCCCAATTACCACAATTTTACGAAAAAACACAACCCAAGCCAGGATTTGGCAATCTTATGATTAATTTAGATTCCACTATACCAATACAAATAACAGGACCGAATAATTTTACTTATAATTCTAACACTGGATATGTTGTATTAAATGATATGATTTGTGGAGATTATATTATTAAGCAGCAAAATCTCACCAAGACCGCTCGCGTTCATACCAACGACACTACTTACGTGCATAATGTATAAATATGTCTACATTTGAATTTCCGTTCCAAACATTTGAAACTGATCCTTGTAATACCGATCCTTGTCCTTCATCAAGCGATTGTTTTATTTGTGGCTATGATCCAAACGGATGTGGTGCTAGTGGATGTGCAGATTATTTTACTAATCAAAATATACAAACTAAATTTTTAAATTGTTTTATTTTAGGTTTTAGTAGTAAATTAGGTATTGGTGGATCAGAATCTACTGTTAATGTAGACTTACTAAGTTTTAAGGAAGAATGTGCTCCATCTGGTTGTTCGCCATTATGTCCGCCAGGACCAAATTTATTACCTTATGATGGAAGACTAGGTTATATATATACTTTTATTATGGGTAATTTTTGTTTTCGTGGAATCTTAAGTAATCATACTTATAGTGAAGACAATGGTGGATATAAATATAGATTAACATTGAGTGATGGTAGAAATTTATTATCTAAAATCACTATAATTCTTAATACTATTTATGATAGACCACCATCACAACTTGAACATACAGTATTAAACACTTTATATTTCTTAGAACCATCCATTGATGATTGTGACGGTATTGAAAAATGTAAAGATTTTATGAAATCTGGGGCTAACTATAAAGGTATATTTTTAAAAAAGGCGCTAACTGAGTTAAACGGTAAACAAATACAAATTCCAATATCTAAAGTATGCCTGAAATTAAAATTAGATAGATTAATAAATATCATACCAGATAATTATAGAACTTCTAATGATGAAATGTCACTATTAGATTTAATTGAATTAGCGTGTGAAGAAGTTGGTCATGATTTTTTTATTGATATTACTGAAGATAATGAATTGGAAATTATTCCAGTTGACTATACAAAACCAATTAATAATACTCCATTACTAACATTTATTAATCAATTCAGTATAGACGATATTGCTATGACTAAAGAATATGGTCAGGAAATGACATATGAAAAAAATAAACGTTTAGTTTTTGGAGATTATTTTCATTACTTAACCACAATAGACGAACCAGAACCAAGCTTTTCGCCTCCGTGTGAATATATTTCTCCAGTTTCAACTCAATGTAATATTGTGAATCCTCCATATTCTAAATTAGTGACTAGAGATACTGATGTCCCTATTGATGCAGAATCGCCCCCATCACCAGAGTGTTCATCGACACCATAAAGCAGGAAATTATTATGTCAGATTGTAATTGCGATCCATTACCGTTACCGTCTTGTAATCCAATACCATCACCTTCACCAGAATGTGGTCGTATAAGAATGTTTTTTGGTTATGAAGAATCGCCAGGAGCTATAGCTCCAGGACAATTAGATAAATTATTTTACACTTCAACAGTAGACAAGGATTTTATCCAAAAAGGATTCACAATACCTCAGTTCTCGTGCTCTATACTTAAAAAGTCAAATATTTTAAAGAATCTAACAGAATTTACATTATCTGAAGCTGAATTATTGAGTACAGGTTCTTTTGAGTCATGGATATTATTTGGTAGTTATTATATAACAGCTTCTGATGGCGTTTTAAGTCAAAATCCGGCACCATTCTCTATAGAATGTATGAGAGACGCGGCTATAAATATAGATATGGCTAAATTTAAGCAAGAAGCAGCAAAAATGTGGGTATCGTTTAATAGATATGCAGATACTCAATCTATTTATAGCGTTTTGAAAACTATATTTGGTGGAGATGATGCTGAACCCAAATTAACAAATGTAACCATTACTGAATGCGATGCTGTTAAACTAAATCAAAGAATAGAAAAATTAAGAGTATGTTATGAGTGGATTAAAAATATTCATGATACTTATTATGGTCGTGAATTTTTAGTCAAAATAGCGGATCCTAAAGGTAGTGATCCGAATTCAACTTTTCCAGGTATCTGTATTAAAAATGAGCAAGGAGATAATCCACAATTTAATATTAACGACCCTAAAGCATTTTATATAGAAGGTAACGGAGCATCTCAAGGATTTTATACCAGTGATGAAATTGCTGATGGTGGTTTTCCAAAAAAGGGAACATCAGATATATTAGGATTAACCAATATTAATTGGGTGCAAAATAATGATGGTAAAATAGAATCATTTGTTAAAGTTGGTAAAATTAGTGGTGGTAGTGACGCATCATGTCCTGAATTAACAACTCACTATTTATATAAAAAATTTACTACTTATGATGCTGGTAATAATACTGAGCGTTGTGTAGACTGGAATATAGATTTAACTAAATTAGATATTAGTAATTATTATATAGATAATAATTATTTATATTTAAAAAGTAATATCGAAAACAGATTTTATGTTAATAGTGAAGGCACTTGGATTAAGATCACGCTATCTGAAAAAGTACCACTAACATCAATTGATAGTAATGTTATTGGTGGTGTAGTTTTATTTTCTTATTTATTAAATATGACTAATCGCAATAACCATCCTGAAATAGATGGAAATCCAAAACAAAGCATAGTAAATTATTATAATTATTTTAAAAATAATAATAATATTGTTTTAGATGGAGCTAGAGGCAATTCTTCTCAATTAAATTTAGCTAAAACTGAACCTCCATGCCTTATACCACAAGGAGTAGTAATACCTCTTAAAAGCAATGTATATAGATATGGTCCATATTATTATGCGGGAGATCCAACTACTGAAGAAGGCGGTGGTGCCGAATTAATTATACAAGAAAATATAGCTCCTTGGAATTTTATTAAAGCTAACGACACCTCATTCCCAGGTACTTATCCATATTGTGCTATGGATAGTTTTGGTAAAAATTTAGCTAAATTAGCACCAAAAGGATTACAAAAATTAGAAAAGGGTAGAGTTACAGCAGCGGGATTACCATGTCATAAACTTGGAAAATCTGTGGATGTCGGATATGATCCCACAAAAGGTAGCGGACCAACACTTTTAACAGATATTAATGTAGACTTTGGTAGCGGTGGTTTTACAACCACATATAATTTTTCTACTTATTCTCCTAGACTTGGTAAAACAGAAAAATATTTATTAGACAATTGGCAAGACAATATCAAAAATAGTCAATACATTAATAGTTATTTAAGAAATGAGCAAAATAAAGTACAAACTATTAAAAAAGACTATAATAAAAAACTTATAGAAAAGCAATATTATTTTACCCCATTAACTAAACATAAACATTCCACACCCAATAGATTAATATTTTCTGGATATTATTTAATACCAGAGTCACAATTAACACCATTACCAAGTCCATCAATTTATCCTAGTCCAGAAACGTCTTTTCCTCCAGACGCATCATGCGACCCTAGCGGTGTGCCTAATTATGGTATTAATGGTAGCGTTCCACCAAATTTTGATGGTAGTGAAGATCGTCGAAGATATATTTTTGCGGAAAGTACCGAAGCGTACTCTATAGAGTATTTACAAAATACTTATTTTCAATTAGCTGGTATGAGTATGGATGGATTTTATTCTCCTGTCTCATTAAGAGGAGTAGGAGATAATCCTAAAGATAATAAAGAATTTAATAAAAGTTCAATAAATAAATTTACTAGTAATAGTAGTTGGAAAAATAAAGCTAGATTACCTAGATTTGCTATGAGATGTAATTTTAATGGTAAATTTATTGAATGGGATAGTAAAACAGATATTGATGATTTTACTAATTATGACAAATCTGGCTATCCTATAGCATCAAAAACAAGAGATGAAATACCTCCATTTAAGTTTAAAACATCATCGTCACAAGGATCAAATTGTTATTTATTACCAATTAATCAAAGATATTTAAATCCATATACTACTAGAGCTATGCTATTTGCAGAGGATACATCTCAAGGTTATGAGCCATGGGATGCTCGCAAAAATAATACACAAAAAGGTTTTGTGATGTCTTCTATAGTATTTGGCGATACTTATGCTGAATATCAAATTACACATACAAATACATATGATGCTATACCTGGTAGTATAAATATATATGATACAGATGAGGCTATTAGACAACAAATCAATAACTTCAGAATTCCTGCTTTAAGAGGACCTTTAGTATTACAGGGTTGGGGTTATGATACAACCGGTAAACCAATTCCTAACAGCGCTGATGCCGCAATTAATACCGAGCTAGGCCAGTTTAGAAAAGATCAACTAACAGACAAATTTCAAACAGGCTGGCTATCAAATCCAAGATCATGGCCGGTTGGACCTATTGATTTAAGATTTGACAGAGAGCGTGGAGTTTGGACTTGTCCATCACCAAATAAAATTATAGTTGCTAGATTAAAAGAAAAATTAAATCCTAATGGTAAGGCCAAAGCTGAATTAATTAATCCTAAAGCTGATGATATTAATTTTTATGAAAAATATCATATCTCTGGGCCAAATGGCGAGAATATTAAGCTTAATATGGATCAAACAGAAATCTTTGTATATGATTTCTTAGGACAAACTATAGATGCATGTACTAATATTTATGTTTATTATGATGACAATAGATATATTGTGCTTAACTCTGTTCAAGATAGCACACCAACACCAGTTACTAATATTATTAGATTTAGAAATATTAATATTTGTAATATAGTAGATGATCAAACTGAAAAGCCAGAAGATTATTATGGTGTTGAAACATGGGGGGCACATGCTGGATATGGTGATAAATATTATAACCATCATACTTTTGGTATAAGAATAGATTGTGATGGTAATCCAATAGATTCAGAAGGCAATTCGCCTAACGAGACGTTTACCATCGACCTTATTAAAGAAGAACCATCAAAATGGCTAATACAACTATTAGACAATGCTGGTAAATTTGGTCCTTCATTTGGTAGATTTGAGGATGAGCAACAATGGAAAAACGAAGCATCCACTGGTTATGCTGTATATATACCTCCATCGTCTGGTAATTTAACAGAGATTGATCCAGCCGATGCTGAAGGTCGGGGTGATTTTCCTGGTATTACAAATGATCATACAATTATAATTCCGGGTGATTATAGTATTAAATTTAATTACGAAATTATATCTAGCGCTCAAAATGGTATTGTAGATCCTCTTAGATTTCAAATTTTATGTAATGATGAGTTATTAGTAGATACTGGTTTTATAGGAGATGATCAATTTCAGAATATTTTCCCATATAACGAAAAATGGGGAGGCACAGAGACCACTGGTTGTTCCACTTTTGATATTACATCAGATTGCTCTTCATTACAAATCAAAATTATTGGATCATCAAACTATAAATATTCATTAAGCGCTGCATCCGAATGCTCTCTTGGCCTAAAGCCACATTGCAAAATGAATAATTCATGTTCTGATATGAGTAAATATGATATACTATTTATAGAGAGCTATGCTAGATTTCTAGAAGGTTTTTTGTCAGAAGATTTATATTTACCAAGTGGTTCTCCTCCACCGTCATCAGAACAATATAAAATAGATAATCCAGATGGTAATGCAGCAATTACTGGGATAATCTGTTATGGAGATAGTCCAAATGGACAGACACCAATATATCTAGACTCTGACTACAACCGACTTTCAGTGAGAGTATTTGATCCATTTAGAGATACTCCTGAAGAACAAAATCCATTCATTAAATTAAAATCTGGAGATAAAGTTTTAACCATTTTTGATGAAAGAACTAAAAAATATCATATATGGCAATCATTAAAAAAAGAAGATAAAGTAGTTAAATTTGCTTTGATGCAAGATAAGAATATAACCGATATTACAGTATCTGGCGTATTGGTGGATCAGTGGTCCAGACCCTTAGATAGAAAAGGTAATTTAATTACAGAACAAGATAATTTTAGTGGAGCAACTATTGTAATTAGAGATCCATATGTAAGTAGATCGCAGTACGCCCCAGTACCCAATAATGGTAGTTTGGGACCTAATTTAACAGCATTTGGTCCAGCATTAGGTTCGGATATTCTCGATGAACACTATAATGGTATTCCATTAGAATCATTAAGTGGAACTATATACGTACCACCATTCGTAGGGTTTGCACTACAAAGAATTCTACCTAATGAGGAAGATGAAGATGTAACCACTTACGAGATGTTCACACTAGAACATTTTGCGCAATATGTTAAAGGTAAAATTTGTACTAAGACTCCTTCATTTGGTTTAAATAATGATAAATATTATTTAGGTACCAAATTACCAACTAAAGGATTAGGATATAGTGATGGTATTGTTCCAGTAGCTAGAGAAACGTCTGAATTACCAAAAGGCGATTTAATAGTAAGATATCCAATATTTTTTGGTAGCGGTCTACCACCAATAGGTGGAGATTTAGTAGTTGGAGCTACTGATAGTACTTACGAGAATATTGACGGATGTGAATTTACAGCCATGCTAGATACATATTTATCTAGTACAACTAATTTAGTTTATAAAATCACAGAAACCGTTAAGTTTGCACCAGAAGGTAAAATAACTTTTCTAGATTATGGTGCGGCTGATGAATTAAATAGATCTGATACTACTGTACCTATGTATATTAACATTGATGGTCCTCCTAATCCCTATATGAAAGTTGAATGGTATGAAGGATTTATGTGGGATACTAGTAGAAGTTTAAGTAATCTAGAAAAAACAAAAGTATTTAATAGAGACGAATGGATGGAAAAAGGATTATTCATCCAAGGTTCATCAGTTACTGTTTATTTTAAAAATTTAGATGAGAATGGCGATCCAGAATATAGTGTAGACAATGGTGGAACTGTAGCTAGAGTTATACAAAGGGTTAATGATGCTAGCAAGCCCGGCTTATTTGGTTTTCCTGGCGGGGTACCAAGGACTGATAGAGAAATTAAAAAAGAAGATGATTTTATGCTAGGTTTACGTTTTGAGGATGAGTATCTTGATATGGCTATTGAAAAACCTATCATTGATATGACAGACAATCAACAATGGATGACCTATCAATCAGGTATAATAACTGGTATATGGGATGAAACTTTAGATCCAGAGGTAAAAAATTGCAAATATAAGATCATATATGCACAAGAAGCTCCAGTTATAATTACTGGTCAAGCAATAGCTAAATTCTCTCCTACCCAAACATCTGCTGTTATAGCAATAAGCGCTCTGTATGCTACCTGTGATGGCAAATCAAGAGATCCTATACCTAATCTACTAACGAAAGTCAGTAATCCTATGGGTTATGGAGCTATGGCAGGAGACCATGTCACAATACAAAGAGTATATACTGGCGTTAATGCAAATAATGCAAATTATAATTATATTATTATAGGTACAGGAGATCCTCCAGGAGCGCTGAAATCATGAGTACAACACCAAGCTCAAGTCCATGTCCGTCTAATATATTTCCACAAACATCACCAAATTATAGATATTTTAATCAATCTATAGAATTAATACCAGGATGGGATCCATTAAAAGATCAAGTTTTAGTTCATGCAAAAGATTCTGGCTTAGTGTGGGTAGAAGTAGTATGCCTACCAGTGGTTACATGTATTAAACTAGATGTATTAAGCGGAAAATTGATTGCAGAACGTAGGAATATAAGTATTATTACAGACTTTGATGAAATAAGTTGCAATATTAATGTAACAGAATGCTTACCAAGTCCATCACCAAGTCCATCACCAAGCCCATAACCTAGTTAATTATAATAAAAAATATGAGTACACCATGTCCATCTGGAATTTTTCCACAAATATTTCCGAATTATAGATATTTTAACCAACCTATAGAATTAGTACCAGGGTGGGATCAAGAACGAAACCAAGTTGTAGGACATGCTAAAAATTCTGGTTTACAGTGGATTGGAATTGATCAATGTATGCCAGTAGTTACCTGTTTAACTCTTGAGCCTGTAGGATTAATAGCAGAACGCAAAACAATACCAATTTTTTCAGAACTTAATACTACAGATTGTACTATAGATACGACAGATTGTAGTTGTTGTGAATGGAATGGTATTGGAAACATATTTTTCGATATCATATGTAATGGCCAAAAGATTTGGAAATCTATCCCCATTACTTGGACTAAGATATCTAATTATAAATGGATATATAATGGACAAGTACCAGGATGCATTAATGAAAATTTAAATTGGCAGATAACATGTAATTCAGATTTACCAGCTACTAATTGTTCATCTAAGTGGCAATCTACTGTATTCAATTTTCCATGTAGAATTGGTCCATTTAATCCTATTATGATTACTTCATCAAATATTAATACATTTGGATTTCCACCAGAAATTATCCAGTCTATTCAATCTTTACCATATTGGCCAAATGCTTGTGCGTGTGACACGCCAGCAATATGGTATGTTAATGCACAATTAGTTCCTAATTGTGGATGTTGTCCATAAGAATAATAATTATATTTTTAAATTAATTATTTACTATCTTTAGTCCACTTATGCCAACCTTTATTGGATAAATAATTACCTTCATCATCTTTTCGTTTAGGGAATAGAGTTCCACCTTTTTTATGTTGTCCAAAAGCTAATACGGCTCCACAATCGGAACAGCGTAATTCATAATAATCATTACCATCAACATTACGCACAACAAAACGCAGATTGGTCTTATTACAAAGACCACACTTTTCCTCAGCAAAAATTTCTTGAATTAGAGCTAATTCTTTAAATATTTCTTTTTGACCAGCACCTTCAAGTTCAAACTCTAATTTATCTCCAACCTTATATTTGACTTTCATATTTATCTCCATGAAGCATCATAACCAACTAATTTTGGTGGAATATCACCAATATTTTGTTGATATTTAGACAATTCTCTTATGATACTAACTCCAGTATCATGACTTATATTTTTTATATTAGTTGGATCTATAGATAAACCAAGCATTAATTCATTAATATTAATATTACTACGTTTAGCTAATACATCAATAAAATTAATTTGCTGATCACTAATTTTGTCCACATTATCACTAGTTGGATCATCTTCAATATTTTTGGCTAATTCTTCAGCCGCTACTACTTTTCTTAATTTTAGTCCTCGTCTTAATGCTCTACCTTCTGCTCTTGTTTCGGCTACTGCTACAGGATGATTTCTGTATATTTTATCACAATTGCCATAATATACATCAGCAGCTCCGCTTACTATTTTCTTCAGGTTTAAATTTACCTTGTCTGACCCTTCAGAATTTAAAACATAGCCTATAGTATGCACTACAGTGGCTCTTTTTTCATTATTTGGCTCAGGACTCTGCACAACCTGACTAATAGATTCCACAACTATACAATTAAGAGCTATTTCAAATATTCTCCTTAGTCCATCCGTAGTTGGATTACCATCAATTTTTTCATCTTCTGATAATAGACCTAAAACATAGTCATTCCATTCCAGACTATTGGTGTCAAACTTGGCAGTTTTGCTGCTACTGTCATCTGTAGATACTTTATTGTTTTTAGCCATTTTTAATCCTCTATTGTTAGAATATTATTTGTAAGTTTATTATTTTTAATATTTTCGATATGTTCTTTTAATTTAGAATAAATGATCTGTGATCTACTTTTAGAAAAGTCTTTTGTTTGTTTTATTCTAATTAATTTTAAACCTTTTCCTATTAATAGTCCTTCTTTTTTTTGATCATAAGACTGATTACGTTTTAACGCATCTTCACCCCATACAGGCAAAAAATGAGAAGGTCCATCTACTTCGATAGCTAAATTTATACTAGGTATAAAAAGGTCGATTTGCAACTTTGTATTTGATAAAATTTGCTCCTGATGAAAGTTTACAGTATACCCATCAGCTAATAGATTATGTAATAGAAATTTCTCTAATTTAGATCCCACTTTACTGCTATGTCTGACTGCATTAGTGGCTTTATTATGCATATTTTTCTTTTGATCATCAGATAGATTCTCCCAATTATTTTTAGCAATTAATTTTCTCTGTGTGAGTTCATTATCTGATAAACGTTCCCAAGCCTGAAGAACTCCTAAACCAATTTTTGTTTTAGTTGTATCATCTCTGATTTTACCCTTAGTTGGATGACAATGTTTGCCGCTATTTAGTGCATTTTTTTGTGCTGAACTTTTATCTCTAATATTGATTTTAAATTTTATAGCATCTCTTCTTACTTTATTTGAATAAGTACCAACCATATCTGCGATATCTTTAAAACTTTTTTTATCTTGTTCGTATAATTTTTCAATTAAATGACGCTTTTCATTATCTGACAGCTGATCATACTTTTTGATATTCATAATAGTTCTCTTTTAAAAAGTTTTCTAAATCATCATCTAGGTCTATATATTTATATCTATTATCTGTTGGCATATGAACAAGTTTATTATATACAATACAAAAATTGTGATTTTTAAAATTTACAATATAATCTATATGATCAAAATCAGTTAAAATTATTTGCTTATAAAAATGTTGATTGATATAAGACGAATGAAATATTGGAATATCTGCAAATTCAATATTGTATGTATCACAAAATATTATAGGTTGATATGCCTGATTTTTGGCAATTACACTTTTAAATTTAATAAATGATGGTGTGGTTAAATCTGTGAATTCTTTTTGAAAATAAGCTATTTGATACATAATTTTTCTCTAATGGCCTGAATACTATTTGCGTTGTCGATACATGATAATGCTTTTTTTGTAATATTAATTGGTTTAATATTAATGTTTTCTTCAATACATTTGTTAATAATTTCAAATAAATAATACTGATAAATATTACTATCGCAAACTTTTAAAAATTTATCCATATCTTTATTTGTAATATATAAACAATCAAAAATAGTTTTAGGTAAATCATAATAACAATGTATAATACTATTATTGTGTTCTATATATCCAATATTTCCTTTTGAGTCATTATTGACGAGTACAAAAGACGTTAATAAATTTTGTGTAATAAATTTTTTTACAGAGTTATGTAACACTAATGACGAATTAATAATCAAACAGTTTGGATTTTGTATTAATCGATGAGCGTGCTTAATACTTGTGCCAATATTTGTATTGCTATCTATAGGATGTTCTATATATTTAATATTATGATTGTATAAATTATGATCTATATATTTTTTAAGTCTTTTGCCATCAAATCCGCCAACAATAATAATTTCGGGATTATCAAATAATGTATTTAAAAAATCGATCTGATAATCAACTAGATGATATTTTTTATTGATCTTTATTAAGTATTTGTTACCTAATGATTTAATTTTTTTATCTGGTAATGCATTTAAAATAATAATTGAATATTTATTGTTCATTTTTTTGAGCTACTATAAAATATTCAAACACATTTATATATCTTTTATTAAGAATAGTAAAATTATGTTTTAATAATAATTGTTCTATATCATACATATTATGAATAGACTTTTTGTGTGGATAAAGAATAATTTTAGCCATAGTTTCATCCACAGTACCATTTGCGACACCAATCATTAGTTGTAACAAATCTGTTGATTGAACTTGTATCTGACCCTTTGGAGCTAATTTGTTGGATATTTTATTTATAATTTTATTACATTCATCATCTATATGATAATCTAATACATCAGTAATCATTAAATATTCTATTGTATTATCGGCATATTGATATATATGATCTAAATTTTCATATTTAATGCCAACAGGTAAATTATCTGGATAAAAAATATGTGTATAGATTATATCTGTCATAGTTGAAATACTTTCTTACTGGTTTGAAATAATAGTTCTTTCCATAGTGCAATATTTTCATTACTATTTATGTCATATGACAATACTTTATCATGAATAGAATGCCAAGACTTATATATAGACATATTAGTAGCAATTTTAAATAAACATGGTAAATTATCTATAAATTTTATTTTATCATTATCTAATAAATCAGTTTTAGCATAATGGTCAACTGTAATAATTGGTATATGATATCTAATAGATAATTCTCTACATATATCATAATGAGTAATTTTATTATTACAAATAATGAGATTTGGATGATAATTACCATAATACAAATTATCATATAAAATGTATTTATGAGATAGCTTATTTAAAAAGTCTAAAAATGCTTTTGGTTCTTGTCCAAGAAGCACTATGTTTAATATTGAATTTTGAGTAAGTAACTCTCGGTCCAGTATAGATTGTGTCATATTCATATTAATATATGATCCTTAATACTATTCATATCGAATATTTGTTTCTGATAATTATTAATTAATTGCTCTTTATTATCTTTTGACATATTATATGCTGATCTCATTTGAGATTGTAATGATATAATATTAGGTTCGTTCCATTCTTCATATATGGTAAATATATTTTTATTTAAAATAGAATTTGACATATAAACACTAGAATTAATACTATCTACCATAAGAGCATTGGAACTATTTAAATATGTTGAGGATCCAATATTTTTTGTTGTAATAATTAATTTATTTGCGAGCATAGCTTCAATAGCACATGACCCCATACCGTCAGCTTTACAAGCATTAACATAGCAATCTCCATCTTTGTGGAGTCTTATTATATCTTGATCTGACAAACGACCAACAACGTAATCAATATCACAATATTGTGGTTTCCTCAAAGCTACTTTAATTTCATTAATATCATATTTTATTGATTCTTGTAATTCTTCTGGTTTTTTATCATAGTCATCTGTCTTAATAAAAAGTCTTACATTATCCTGTCTATTAAACTCTAACAAATAAGCTAATATGATACCTTTAATATTTTTTTTATCCGTATATTGTCCAATAGTATAAAAGATAAAAGGATTTGTTTCTTTTTTATCTACAAAAAATGGACTATAAGATTGTTCATAGGCTCCAATATTGTATGGTTCTGGCAATAATCTGATTGGTTTAGTAACACCAGCATCATATGCTGAATGTAATGCATTAGTGGAATTAACAAGTATTTCATCCATCAGATTTAATTTTGATGACCAGCCAGATCTATTTATAGATCTTGTTTCAATTTCAACTATACCAATATTTTTACCAAATCTTTTGTCATATACATAATATTCTGGATACCCATACTGAATAACAAAATCATAATAATTATAATATGCATTTTCATAAGGTTCAAATGTTTTCAAGTCGAGTGGATTTTGAATATGACTATTAGTAAAGAATAAAGGCTTGATAGATAGATTAATATCAGATTTAGTAGCTAAACAATTAATATATCTTCTGGAGGCATATCCTAAACCATTACTATCTCTATATGGACCTATAAATAATATGTTTTTCATTTTTTACTATATTCAAAAAAAGATATGAGTTTGGGTAAGGATTGATAATTATTACTAATTCTCATCATTTCTATTGCGTGTTTATTATTTGCATATACTTCTAATAATTTAATTGCATCTTGTCTTTTAAATTGATATACTTGTTGACCATTTACAATAGTTTCATCATCTAAAGAACGTATTAAATCCTCAATAAATGTTGTAGATTTTAATTTTTTATCTTTAATTATATTATCGACAATATCATATATAAAATCTCTATTATTTTTAATATTCATTACAGAGTGTTTTAAATTAATATCAAGCATTGGAGCATTCCATGCTCTTTTAGCATTAATATTAATATTATCAAATATTTCTTCATATACTTTAGCCGTAAAATCCCAGCTATATTTAGTTAATAATTTTTGTCTAGTATTTTTACCAATTGTATTTAATTGTGTTAATGGCATGTTGATTAAATTATTCAACACATCAAAACATTGTTCATTATCTGGATAACACCTATCAGCATTAGTTTCTTGTTCTCTAAATATTCTCTTAACTGGTATTAGTTTGGCTTCAACATTACGACCAACCTCGCCCATTGCTCCATACTCTACGGTTACTACAGGTATTCCAGCTGATGCAGCTTCAACAGGAGGGATACCAAATCCTTCGCAAATAGCATATTGTACATAAATATCAAATAGATTATATATTTGATTTAATTCAGTATCGCTTAATCCATTGTTCGGATTCCATAAGTAATTACGCTTTACATTACATTTATGACATAGTTTTTTAGGACCTTTATATGTTGAGCAAGAAACATGATTACATGCTTTACATTTGTAGGTAAATATAATATTATTAGCAATATTATGTTCTAGTAATAATGCAGGAATATCCCAGCATAAAGCATCTGGAAAAGATGTATGAAGATAGAGTAATAATTTTTTATTTTTATTTTTATTTACCAGTTCGCTAAAAATTTTAATTAAATCGGGTATTAGTTTTCTTTTTTGATTTCTCATAACAGTACCTATAATTATAGAGTCTGTTGGTAAATCAAATTGATTTTTATGAAATTTTTTATTAAAACCCAGAGGCTTAAAAGTATTTGTATCTACAGCATCACTAGCTACAGGTCCAATATTATTTTGATTATAATAATATTTTTGTATTAAGTTTTGTTTTGCCCATTCTGTGTGAAACAATACTAGATCAGCATTTTTCAATGTATTAATACTATCTATTTTTTGAGGATCAGAATCATATGTTGGATTAATAATCCAATGATAATAATCTCTCAGTGGTGATACTTCTTCAAAAGTATAATTCCAAAAATCCCTAACATCAAATACGATATGTGGCTTAAAATCTAACAAAGCAAATTCAAATCTCCATTGTCCATATTGATTGGTTGGACTAGAGATATACTCAGCATACAAAGGGTCTTGCTGAGCAACAGCAACAGGATATACTTTCCATTTTTCAGTTTTTGGTATATTTGGTGTTCTATAGCACGACAATTCTGCTATTTCATACTTATCGGTATTATATAATCTAGTTAAAATTTCTTTAGTATAATTACCAAATCCAGACTTTATATGACTAGATTCGCCAACCATTAATATTCTTTTTTTAATATGATGGGACATAAATTTAAAATAAAACCCCCACGTCTTAGGTGGGGGAATTATGATTAGGGTTTATTAGAAAGCAACAACTTCTTGATTATCTTCACTTTTCAGTTTTCTTTTACTAGATTTATTAATTTTAGCAAAATTATTAACCCTAACTTTCATAGTTGAGTGCTTATGACCATCCTTTTCCCAACTATCATTTCTTAGTGATCCTTCTACCATAACTAAATCACCCTTTTTTAATGATTCAGATATAGCTTCGGCACCAGTATCCCAAGCCTCACATTGAACAAAAGTGGTGATCTTATCCGTTTCTCCATTTTGTTTAGTAAATTCTCTAGATACAGCAACTGTAAAGTTTGCTACTGAAGTTTGTTTACCATTAATATTAATATTTTTTACTTCTGGATCTCTAGCTAAATTTCCTTTTAAAATCACAAGATTCATTTAAATTCTCCTTTAGAAAAACCAATTGGTCATTTGACCATACACACATATTATAGCTGCGTCAAGAGTTTTGTCAATCTCACAGCTGCCAACACTTTTTGATAATTAAACTATCTTTTTTCTTTGTTTGTTCTAAATTAAACATAATAGTATTATTTTTAAATAATAAATGTTTATATGTGTCAAATTCTTTTGGGAAAGCAATAATGTCGCACGATCCGGTACTATCAGAGATTTTGATAAATGCCATTTCTTGACCAGGATTAGCACCCTTCTTTGTCTTGATAATGCTAATATCATCTATTTCCGCACCAACTATAATAGTTTTTAATCCTAGGCACGACTTACTTAGTGATTGACAATCTGTATTGGCGGCTTCTAAATCTCGTCCATCAATGACAGAACACGTTATACTAACTCCCAATAGTTGTTTTTCTGAAGTAGCTATCCATTCATAATTATCATCTAAACTATATGCTGGTTTTTGAATTGCTGATATTAGAGAAGAAATTGTTTGCAGTCTTTTTTTATTAACAAATTTTAATAATTTAGATAATATATTTTCTATATTGTCGTTTAAATCAATATTATTTATAATGATTTCTTTTTCTCTAGCGCTCAAATTAGATATGATATCTAAGTAAAATAATATTTTCTTTCTAGACACCTTTAAATAATCAATAGCTCCAACAGAAACAATAGCTTTAGCTGCTTTGCTATTAATTTGATCTAATATAAAAAATAATAATTCATTTATTGTAATATTATTAATATCTATTTTAGTAGAAGATACTATATCTAGTATTTTATTATAAACAGATTCACCAACACCTTTAATATTTGTTAAACCAAAATATATAATATTTTGATCTAGAATAAATTCTTTATTTAATTTACGTAAGTCTGGTCTATATATATTAATATGGTTCTCATGGGCATTATGTACTAATTCTGCCACCTCTTTTATTGGATCTATTTTATCTTTTGCAAACTTTAAGTATGAGGTAAAAAATTCTTTAGTATAGTGCGTTTTAGCATAGGCTGAGACATAGGCATTAAGAGCATAACTAATAGCATGGCTTTTATTAAATGAATATCTTTGACTTTTTTCTATCCAGCTAAAAATTTGCTCAGCCTCATGCTCATTAACAATGTTAGCAGATTTAGTTTTTTCCATGAATAATGTTTTGATTTTAGCCATTTCTTCAGGTTTTTTCTTGCCAATAGCTTTTCTTAACATGTCAGCTTCTGATAAATTAAAGTTAGCTATGCTTTGACATATTTGCATTGCTTGTTCTTGATAAACCATCTCACCATATGTTTCTTTAAGAATAGGTTCCAAACTATGATGAAAATAATCAATAGACTCAGTTCCATTTTTTTTATCTATATAGTGATTAGAAACTGTTTTTCCTTCTCTAACGGCTTCTAAACAACCAGGTCTAAGAATACTGATTAAAGCCGCTAAATGTTCTATAGTTTCTGGCTTTAATTTTTTAGACATACTTTGACCAAGTCTTGACTCTAGTTGAAATATCCCTTTTGTATTACCAGAGCCAATTAAATACCAAGTTTTTGGACAATTTAAATCAATACTATTAAAATCTAGTCTTGTCATATGAGTTGAGTTTGAGCAAAAGAATTTTTAAACTTAATTTTAGAAGATAGATTTCTATGAAGCCTCATAAATCTTATCAAGATTTCAGCACAGTCTTTGACATCTTTAATAGCGTCATGAGCATTGGTTTTATCTATACCGAGATAATCTCTAAGAGTATCTAATGATAGTGATTTAATATCAGAAGAATTTTCTAGCCATAACCAAGCAATATTCATTATATCAATTTGATCTCGTGGATGAAATAAGTTAGTATTATTTTCTTTATTAACATTGCCATATTTTTGGCTAAGTCTATGTACTATTTTCATATCAAATCTAATAATGTTATATCCACACGCTATAGGTGAACTAAATTGACTTTTAGTTTTTCTATTTTTTAGATGATAATTATCTAAATAACCAATAAATTGTTGCCAACTATGTTTTTGTGATGGATATTTAGTCCACGTATTAAAAATTTCTGATTTATCCACTCCTTTCACTTTGCCGTGCCACTCTAGTATATCGCTATCGTCATATAAAGTAGCATCAGATTTTGGATTATCTTCAATTCGCTCAGGTTTTAGATAAACATTAAATTCTGAATCTTTAATAATTTCTAGTCTATTATTGTCTATCATTACTGCCGATAATTGGACTGGACTACACTCTAATGGATTTGAGCCATCAGTTTCAAAATCGAACACGCAAATATTATTTTTAATCACTCTGTCACCAATTCTACTTCTTGATTAGGGGATACCATTATTTTATTTTGGTCAGTATTATTTACAGCATTGAGCCTTTTGCAGCATGATACTTTAATTTCATCTGTTTTTGTATATTCAATATTATTGAACTTAAACTTTTGACCCACAGCTACTTCAGCAAACTTCATAGTTATCTCCTTTAATTTAATTAAGAATTAATCATATCATTGACACACATTATTTTATCTAAAAGGGCTATACCCAATATGTCAAACTTTATCACACCAAGAGCGTCCAAATCATTCATCTCCAAACCAGCAATATTTTGTTCGGTTTTAGTATCAAAAATCATTGGACATATTTCGTTTAGTGGCATAGCAGCTATTGCAATACCAGCAGCATGCTTAGATTGATTATATTTTGTGCCCTCTATTCTTATAGCCTGCTCAAATCTTTTTGCAAGCTGCCCTGTTAATTGACCATTTTCATCAATCTCACACCAATCTTTAAATTTATCAGGATTATTCTCTAATGCCCATTTAATAATTGATGCGGATCCTTCCTCTTCTTTAATTTCTTGTAATTCATCAGCAATCTTAGCTTCGTCAGGAATATTTTTTGTAATATTATTCATCTCTTCAAAAGATAAATTATCATATACTCTTAAAACTTCCTTCAGGGCTCCTCTACCCTTTAGAGTATTAAAAGTGATCATTTGTGATACTTTATCATGCCCATATTTATTTTTAATATATTCTATAATAGTTTCTCTTTGATTAATAGGCACATCTACATCAATATCTGGCATACTAATTCTATCTTTTGTATTTCTACCAGCATTATAAAATCTTTCAAATAGTAAATTATATTTAATTGGATCAATATCTGTAATGCCAATTAAATATGATACTAAGCAACCAGCAGCACTACCTCTCCCTGGGCCGGGTAACCATCCATTACTCTTCACGAAATTGAGTATATCCTGTACTATTAAAAAATAACTAGATAGACCAGCACCCTCTAAAACCTCAAGCTCATATTTGATTCTATCAACATAAATTTTATGATTATCTTTTGAAATATTAGATTCTATCTTCTTTTTCCACCCCTCTCTACACAATTGTCTTAAATATTCAGATTCTGACTTATATTGTTTTGGATAATCAAATTTTGGTAAGATTGGCTTATTTAATGGATTAAATGGCTCGCACATTTCTGATATTTTAATAGTGTTAGCAATCTCTTCTTTAGTATATAGTTCCGCAATAGTTTCGTTATCTAAAATATAGAAAGATTCGCTATTGAAAAAATGATTAACGCCAATATTTTGTCCAGCAACTATTTTTTTTGAGATTTCTGGAAGTGTAGTTTTTAGACTGCTACATAATAGTATTCTTTGATCAACTGCATCATTACTATTAGAATAGTAACTCTCTATACCGGCAACAGTATTATGATAATTATTTGTTGCGCAAAAATCTCTAAATGTATTAAATATATTTTTTTGATTATAAAAATTATCAAATTGTTGAATTTCTATAAACGTATTATCTTCAGTAAACATTTGATGTAACTGATCTAGATGTTGATTAAAGCTGGTTTGCCAATTAGGTATTAGTTCATTTTCTATGGTAACAGTATTCCATAATGTAGAACCATAATATCCAGTAATACAAATCAAATGTTCTGTATTGATTTGAGATAATGCAGTTAAGTCTATGCGTGGTTTTTTATAAAAAAAGTCAACACCATTACATAAAGATATAATCTTAATAAGATTTTTCCATCCATCAAGATTTTTACATAGTAAAGTTATTCTAGATAATTGGTCATTATGTGAATTATGTATTTTAGCAGAATCTTTACATATGAAAATTTCACAACCTAAAATTGGCTTTATATCATAATTTTGCATTTCTTTAAAAAATGCTACAGAACCAGCAATTGTACCAGCGTCGGTAATTGCACACGCATTAATTGATAATTCTTTACATCTTTCCGCAATATCTTTAGGTTTTGATAAGCCTAATTGTAAACTATAATGAGAATGTACATGCAATGGTATATATTTCATATTTCTATTCATTCGCCAGGAGCTTTATAAAAACCAAATGTGTGATTGGGATGTTTATATTCTTGAATCACCGAGTTCATACCCTTGATCTCTATGTCGTGGTGTATTTGTTCACACTTAGACATTATAGCACCACATGGGGTGGTTTGTCCATACCTATATTCTTCCAACGGAGCTATGGAAGTGCCGTCAAAGGTTGTTTTTCCAAAATGGCATAACTTGCTACACATCCAACTCTTATGTAATTGCGGTTTTTTAACTGTAACAATTTTTTCAAATTTTTGTTTTATCATTTGTTCAGTTTTTAAAAGATCCTTTTTTTCAAAACAGATAGAGAATGGTCCTCCATCATTAATAAAATTAATTGTTACCATAATGTGATCCACATTAGGATATAACTGACTAGCAGCATAATGATATATTCTTAACTGAGGATCATTTTCTAAACATTCTTGGCTTTTTTGTTTACCGGTAGCCCAGTTTAATCTTTTGCCAGTTTTCCAGTCTACAATCTCATAAAAATTATCGTCTATTTTTGTAATTAGGTCTATAGTTCCTTTTAGTGCCAATTGACCTTCTAATTTTCCATCGGGAGTATCAAATGAATATTTAGACCACGGTTTATCGATAATAAAGTCAAAATGTTGTTCTGGACAAACAATATCTCTATTTCTTGGGTCAAACATGCCATTATTAAAAGATAATGTTTTTTCTACCCATTTTGTACAATCTATTTTGTCCTTTTCTGTCCACTTATGATGTTTGTTTGCGGTGCTATAGTAATCATATACTTGATCAATAATAGTATATAAATTATAATTCATAGTATCTATATCACCAACAATATCATCAGTAATATTGTTTATATTGTCTTGATTAGCTTTTTTAATAAATGCTAATATTTCTAAAATTTTATGTACGATAGTTCCTTTATCGGCCTTTTGATTTGATGGACCTCGCCATCCAAGAACATATTCAATAAAGTATTGTTGTTCACACATACTGTGTGTATTGTATGAACTACTTCTAAAGTAAGTAATTATAATGGTAGGACGCCTTTCTTTTTTAGGAAAGATAATACAGCATAAGTTTGTTGTTCTATTGTCAGCATATGATTAAATATAACGGTATCAAAATTTTGTTGATTATAGTTTTTTGGATCTAGTGCTGTTTCACTATCATGATTAGAATTAAATGGATTTCTGGTTAATTTGATTACTAATCCTCTAGCGTCTTTAATGGCATCTACTTCATTAGGAAATCTGCAATCAGCAATTATGGCCAGTTGTGGCTTATCTTCATTAATTTTCTGAATAGTGGCATTAGCCCATATATTATGTTGTAGTTTCCTAAAAATATCAGTTCCAACAAATTGCATTACTTCTCTTGCGGTTAATTGTTTTCCATCCCAATAATTATTAGTTAATTCATTCTTATTATCGTCAGTTCCATAACACTGATCATAAGTTAGACCAAGTAATTTTATACAAATATCTTGCTTTAAAGGATCTGCAAAGTTATATATTTTGACATCATTAGATATTTCAGGATAAAATGTGTTATAATATCTAATAATATCTTGCGAACATGTGGTTTTGCCAGATTGTTTTCTTCCGGCAAAAGCTATAATTTGTGTCATATAAATTTCCTTATTTCGTTATGTACTTCTTCATCAGACATTTCAGCAATATCATTTTTACTAATTTTAATATTATGTATATTATATGTTCTATAACATTTATTATAAATTTGCGTCCTAGCTTTTTCCCCAGCTTCATCATTATCCATTATTACTATAATAGACATAGCTCCAGATATATCCAATAATGTTTTTTGCCTATCGCTTAGATTTGATCCAAAAATAGCTACAGAATTATGAATATTATTTTGTTCTAATTTCCATACATTTCCTGGACTTTCAACCAAAATTACATAACCAGATGATTTTATATAATCTTTTGCAAACCATAGATTATAAAGATTTTCTTGAGTTTTAAATCCTGTACTATGTCTCCATTTTGGAAATTTGTTGATACAGTCTTGGTTTTGTTCATGATAATTGGCACACTGTTTACATTTGTCATAAATTATTCTACCAGTACATCCTATCATGTGAGTATAATCTATATCATAGATAGGTACTACGGCCCTATGAGACATTTCTTTATTGTCTGCGATACAATCGCCTACATCATATTTATTTAAAATCTCTTGAGAAAAACCACGATCCATAAAGTATCTACTAGGAATTTCAAGATTTTTGCGTACTATGTTCCTTGTTACGCTTCTATTATTTGGATTGGTATTAGTGCTAACAGGTGCTAGTAATTTACTATTATTAATAAATATATTTTTATTTTGTTCATCATTAGATACCTTGATCTCAGATAATGACAAATTTAAAAAATCAATTGCATAATTTAATGCTTCTTGAAAAGAAACTGTTGGGTTTCCATTTTTATTCCACTGTTTATTGTTATGAGACAAAACACCTCTAATAAAACCAATAATTGAAGCTTTGAAAGTATGTTCACAATGGTGTGTACGACAATTCCAATTGCCTCTATATGTATCTCCAGTATAATACAGATTCAATGCGCTATCATTATCTCCGCCATGAATTGGACAACTCATAGTAATGAATCTACCATTATCTCGATATTCTAAATTTAGATGATCTAATAAATCATAAATACGATCACATATCTTATCGCATATTATTTTAATTTTATTTTGATTAATTGAAGTTGATTTGGTCATCTTGCTCTTCTTCAATAGCAAATCCTGTACCATTTTTTGAGTCCCCACTATGTAATAATTCTATTCTAGTTTTACCTTCGGTGATTTTGGCACACCAACCTTTCATATGACAATTGATATAGTCATTATCTTCGATTCCAGATCCATGTCTGCTAATAACAGGTATTAATTTTCTATTACCATGATTGCTTCCATCTTCGGCTATCTCTTCATCGCTTTTGCGTTTAAAAATCGTAAAATTACTACATAGCCAAATAATTCTATCGGATCCACTAGCAGTATCTGTTGTTTCTTTAGTTATTCCATCTCTATTTAATTGTACAAATGCTACTACTGGTATCTTATATTTGCAAGCAAAATTATGTAAGGATGTCATCATAAATCCTAACACTTGATATTCTTTCATATCTTGACTAATACCAGCACTATCCATAAGCTTTAGATAATCATAAAATATTACACACGGTTTGGCTGTACCGTCACTATTTAATCCCACATCTTTAATTATCCATCTTTTCATAATAGATAATTGTTCTTCAAATGGTTTGCCTGCTATTGGTTTATAATATAGTTTAGCCTCTTTTAATTCCTTCATACCCTTTAATATTTTATCTCTAAGTACAGTAGATTCATTAAATTTGCCAGTTTCTATTTTATTAATTTCTATTTCACTAATCATTGCTAATAATCTATTAATATGATCCTCTTTAGTCATTTCAGTGTCTAGATTAAGAACTGGAATTTTAAGTTTACTAGCAATATGAAAGCCCATATTATCAGCCAATAACGTTTTACCGGTTTTGGGTCTGGCCGCAATAACATTAATTGTACTTTTTCTTAATCCTCCACCAATAGCAGCATCATAGGCTGGAAATCCTGTAGAAATACCAACTTGATTTATTGGATTTTTAATTAGATTATCTATATAATCATCTATACCAACAGAAACATGGGTCGCATTATTTTCTGTATCATTCAGTGTAGATGCAAAATTAAATATTCTATCTTCAGCAAGATTTAATATAGAAGTAATACTTTCTGAGCCATTTACTTCTAATATTTTTTCTTGAGCTGTTTCTAACTCTTTATGTAATTTTCTAGCTATTTCTAATTTTTTTATTTTTGCTGCAAATGTAATTAGATTATCTTTACTAGCTGGAAAATCAAGAATCGCTTTTAAATGTAATGTTTCATCTTTACGATTTAAAATATGATCTAGTGATAAATCTTTTGCAGCAGAATATATAAGTGCTATGTCGATTTGAGTATTTTTACTGCCAGCATCAAAGATATATTTTAGGCATTTATAAATAATTTTATTACTATCTATAGTAAATGTCTGATCATTAATTAAATCAGAAATCTCAATATATGCTTCATCGCCAAATTTACATAATATTGACAATAAAGCTCTTTCTGCTGACGGATCTGTTAAAATCATATTTATCCTGCGTTTGTTGAACAATTATTACATTTATATCTATCTACAGAATCACTAATCAAAACTGGATTTACAGATTCTTTTTTGCCACAAGATCTACATACTACAGATATTGGTTTAAAAGATCTATTTCTTGGTGTTGGTGGAAATTTATTTAATGCTTTATCGACTATAGTATCTTCCTTATGCAAGTCTTTAACTCCCATGGTTAAAAATCTATTATTCGATGAAGGATCATACTTAGGCGATCTAGTTTTTGATCTAATATTATTTTGTTTCTGTATTTTAGTTTTTGGTTTTGTTTTTTTAGATTTTTTAGGAGTATTTTCATTTGGCAATAAAGACTGTA